GGCCGTCAAAGACCATGTCCCGAAGAAGCATTTTCCTGCCGCTGCGCCCGCAGATACCTACTGCGTTATCACCCCTCGCATATTTTCGCGGCATAACTCACCTGACCCTCGTGGGGCTATAGCTCATCGTCATGCCGATCTCGATGTCGCTGCGCTCCCGATCCTCCTGTCTGAGCTGGTCCAGCGCTCCACCAATCCGATTCGGATCAGGACCACGGTACAGCGCGCCAATGGCGGCCGCCCTCTCCGGGGCAAACTTCAATGCCAGCCGAAACGCAAGGCCCAAAACCATTGCGTTCAACGCTATGGGCGGGATCTGAAGCGAATTCCTCAATGCGCCAGCGTCTTCGATCTGCCTCAAGTAGTCGTAAACGATGATGTCGGTCGTGTTCTCGCCTAACTGCCAGAACTTCACCGTGACCCCAGACGCTTGCCGATCAACGAAATACCGATCAGGACGGCCCTGAAGATTCTTGTCCACAATCTTCAAGTATTCGTCCCTGCTGATCTGGTACATCTCCGTGTCCCTGCCGTTGCGGCGAAGGACCATCCCCATTACGTCAATGGCACCTGTTGGCAATGTGAATGAGTCCAGCCCGACACTCATCGCCTGAGTATCCTGCTGAACCATCCACTGACGAATCCCGATAGTTGACCACTCCGAGTTCAGCATGAACTTGAGCGACCGAAACGAACTTGTAATATGCCCAGCCCCCATCGCCGAAGGATCCATGCCCGCGATCTCGAACGCTTCATCCAGAATCTCGTGGACCCTAGGACAAATTGAATGACTGCCACTTGTGGTGCAGTCTTCTTCGTTCAGCGGAATACCTAACGGCATGGCCTACCTCAGAACGACGGCTTGACCACCGCACACTTGAGCTGCGCACCGCTGGTCGTGCTCGTGTTGACGATGCGGAAGAACGCCGCCCTAGGCTCTCCGGTAGCGCCCGCAGAGCCCAGCGAGATCGTCGTCGTCTCCGGATACGCCCCGTCCCCCGGGATGTTCATCACGTTCTCGTTGGTCAGCTCGATGATGCCAGCGGCAAACGTCCCGCCAAGGTCTGGCGGCAGCGCCTGAACGCGCGCTGTCGGAATGTCGCCGCCCTCAAGCAGCGTGTTGTTGTGCAGCCACGGCCCGCACACGCGGGCAGGGTAGCCGATGCTCACCGTGTCGGTGTCCGTGATGTCCGGCACTACAGAGATCAGCTCGCTGAACACACTCAGCGTCCGCACGGTATTCGCGTTCGGCCCGCGAATGCGTTCCACGAAAATGTTCCCGCGCCGATCCCGGCCCGTGACAGTCAGGGTGACGTTGGACGTATCTCCTGTCGACGTGAACGTCACCTCCCGGGCGGGGGAAATGGAAGACGCCGCGCCCAAAAGGGTCATCGCCGTGTTCGCCGTGAGAGCCTGCGCCGCAGCAAAGGCCGCGTTCGACGCGGCCCCCTGCGACAACAGGTTGATCGTCTTGATTCGCATGTCTGCCTCCTACGCCCTCTCGCCCATGCGCGGCTCGCGGGTCGCAGTCGTGATGATTACGAGCTGAACTGAGTGCCGTAGGCGTTCTCAGAAGCATCCTCAACGTTGATCAGCGCCGTGTACACGTTGGTACCGTTCGGAGCCGTCGTCGGCTGAATGGTCCCGCACGGATCGCCCGTGGTCGCCGTCGGCGTCGCCGTGTCCCCGGCCACAATCGTTCCAGCCTCAGGCACCGCATCGTTGACCTTGAGCAGCAGAACGTCACCGACACGAATCCGCGCCGGAACGCCAAGGCGATTGTTCGTGCCCACCGTCAGGTTGCCCGTCATCGCCGCCGACACCGAAACGCGCGTGACGGTCTTGAACGCCTTCTGGAAGTTCACCGCCGTCGTACCGTTGAGCGTGCGGGTCTCAGTGACGGCGCGGCCGACCGTGTCGGTACCACGAACCGTCACCGTCTGCGTGGTATCGCCCGCGTTGGAAGAGGCCATCTGGAGGCTGCGAGGGACATCCAGCGTCGCCACCCCGCCAGAGGCCAGAGAACCGTTGATGTTCGCGTTTACCGCGCCAGAGATCGCCTGCGCCGCGCAGATGTTGTTGGTAGCCGCAGCCGTAGGAGCCGTGAACCCCTGAAGCGATCCAGCGCCCCAGCGCACCACCATCAGGTGCGACCGAAGCATGCCGGGAATCGACCCCGAAAACGGGGCGTTGGGAGCATACGCGCGACCGCTCAGAAGCTGATCAGCGCGAGAAATGTTGTTTCGACGAGCCATGTACGTGTCTCCTAGTTCCGAGGGACGTTGCCCTCACTTTCAGACAAGGGCGGGAGGTACTGCCTCCCGCCCCACTCGATTGCCTGCGATCAGGCCCCGGAGCTTGCGACCATTCCGCGCCAGTCGGTATAGCCGAAGCTGTACCGCTCGCGCTTTTTGTATCGCATGTTGCCGGTCTCGAAGTCGCCCTCGACGCCGCCAGAAACGGCCTTGCGAACGAAGTGCTTCATGCCGTCCGGAACATCCGTCTTGATGAACCACGCATCGGGGTCAGTCAGACGATGATTGACGGAAAAGCCATCTCGGATCGAGCCGAGCTTGTACATCGCGTTGATGTTGTTGTCCCCGGTATCAGGCTGATACGGAGTCATCAACAGTCGGGTCGCGATGAACTGAAGCTCGGTCGGCACGATCAGCCTAACGGCCTGCGCGCGGATCGGAATGCCGCGATCATCGGTCCACTCGCCCATGAGGATCAGAATCTCCTCCAGAGCAGCCTCCGACAGATCGGCAGGCGTGGCCAGCGTGTTCGACAACGTGCCACCGCCCGCCAGCGGGTGCGCCGTCGAGAACAGCGCGACGCCGTCACCACCCGGGAAGTTAGCGTTGAAGCCGTTGTTCAATACAGCGGCCCCCTTCACTTCCTTCGTATGGATCAGCGAACGCGCGAGGGCTCGGGACATCTTGGCTCCAATCGAGCCATACAGTCCGTCCTCCTCCGCCTCTTCGGTGATGGCAAAGCCGAGCGCAATCGTCTCGTGCTGGTAGCGAGCCACAAACGACTCACCACCATCATCGTAGTCAATCGGCGCGCCTTCCGGCTTCACCGCCGCGGCACCAAGGCCAAACATCAGAACGTCTTCCTCGTACGCCTTCTGCGAGGATTCGACATCGTAGATGTCACGCCACTCTTCCGGGTGCCGTTCGTACTCAAGACCGAAAACAGTGTTCAGACCTTCCTGAAGCTGCTTCCGGAAATCGCTGCGATTCATCATTGCAGTGTCTCCTGTAGGTTCAGTCGGTCAGATCGCTGTCATCGCGCCATCGTGGTAGTGCAGGCTCAGCGCCACGATCAGCTTCGCGTTCGTGTTGACAAAGTTGTCAGCCCGACGCGAGTAATCGTAGATCTTGAACACAGCACCCGAGCCGATGGTGGCCGAGTCAAGCTGTTGCCCACTCTGCCCCGTGAGCGCATTGCCCGCGACTGCAAAAGTGGGATTGGCCAGCGCGCCAATGTCCGCCAGCGCAAATGCTCCCGAGGCTTGAATCTCGAACAGCAGTCGCGGATCGTCGTACACGAACGCATCTGGAACAGTGCCTGTCTGGACCGTGGTGCCCGACACCCACCGAGGCGAGAAGATGATGTCTCCCGCCTGAGCGATGTACGAAACGCCGTCGAAAACGCCAATCACCCGATCACCCACCGCGGCTTGCAGCGTGATGTTCTTCGAGGTCACAGTCGGAATCACCAGATCACCACGGAAGATGTTCTGAGCGAGGCCGGATGCGATGTGATGGCGGTTCGCACGGATTACACCACCCGTCAGATGGCGAACCACCTGACATCCAGCAGGACGGCTAACGTTTGTAGACATGAGTCGTCTCCTGAATTAGTTAAGGGTTGTGTCACTCATCGTCGGGAATGCTTGCCGCAAGGTTCCCACGGCTCGCGCGCGTCGTGACGCGGGTCTTCCGGACCGGCTTCAGCAACGGCATGCGCGGGTCGTTCTCCTTGAACAGATTCCTGTCGATGCTCTCGGTCATCCTTGCGAGCTTTTCCTGATACGCCGCCATGCGCTGGGCATGCAGCTTCTCCGGAAGCTCCATGAGGATCAGACCTCGCTTGACGATGTACTGCCCGTATTTCCCGTGGAGGTCGGCCGTCAGTTCATGTACCCGTTTCACAGTGGACTTGCGCACGGGACGCCAACCCTCGGACATCCTCTTTTCAAGGTTGTCCGTATCCTCGGCATTGCCTGCACGGTAGCGAACCCACTTGAGCACGTATCCGGGCCTTGCTTGAGGCGCGTCGAGCATGCTGGGGCGTCTCCACGTCGTCGGCAATTCGCTGTCACGGTCGATGTCGTCCACCGTATCGACCTGACGAGCAGAATCATTTTGATCATGCACGTCCGAATGAGCGACGTAATGCGTCTGCTTCTTCTTCGGCGTGCGCTTGTGAGTCTTGGACCGTTGCGCTGCGGCGATCTTGCGCTCGGTGCGGCGGATGTATTCCGCTAGTTCATGTTCTGACGTGCTCATGAACGGCCTCCTGCGGCAAGGATGGTGCGCTGGCGCTCTTTCGCGAAACGCTTGCGATGCTCGTCGTTGTTCGGATCGAGCCCGAAGATGCGCATCGTGGCAAAGTCCTGATTCGTCAGGCGAACTCGCCCCGCCGCCACGGCCGCACGCTCGGAATTGTCTCGACGCCCCGAGCGATTGATGCCGCCAACCGGCGCAAACCGCTTCGGGCTAGGCGTCGGCCGCTCATCGTCAATGTCCACGCGCTGATCCAATTCATCCTCCGCATTCACCGGCTGCCCATCCGAATCCCGCACGTCCAGCTCCGGATAGGCTTGCTTCAGCCGGGAAGCCAGTTCGCGCAAATGCTCCTCTGAATACAGCTCGAAATCAAGCTCGCCAGCCTTGATCTCGGCCATGATTTCCTTGTCGATTGTGATCGCATCAGCCCTAGCATCACGGAAACGACTGAGATTCCACCACTTTTTGTTGGCCCGAATCCAATCGTCCACAACCCCCGGAGGGCGCTCTTCTCGGTTTGGCTCCGGCTTCGGCTGCTCAGCAGCCTCCCTGCTCTGCTCAGCCTTGAACTTCGCGAGCTTCAGATCCGCCACAAGGTCTGCAAGCTGGATGTTCAGATCAAGCTGCTCCGTCGTCTTGCCGTGTTCAATCGCCAGTTCGAGCTTGGCCCGCAGTTCCTGAATCTTGCGTTCGATTTCAGACACCTGAGCCGCAAGCTGCGCGCCAGTCGCCGACTGCTGGCTCGCACGCTCCAGCTTCGCCAGCCGCTCCCGCAGCTCCATGGTCTCGGCAGTCTGCTCGTTCAGCCGCTGCTCAACCCGCCGACGCAGCGCAATCTCGCGGTTGATTCGACGCTGAACCTTCTTCGAGTACGATTCTTCGTCATCCGTGTCGGTATGCACCGCGCGCTGCTCACGCTTGTCATCCACAGCAGGAGCTGCCTGTTTGCCGTCATCGTCGGCAATAGACACCACCTCGGCCTGCCGATCATCAGCGATCACGTCTGGCCGTGACGGATCAATGTAGTCTTCGCCTCGCGTCCCCATGTTTTCCTCCAGCCCTCCGGCTGTGTCAGATGTAATGCTTGATCTTCTCAGGATCGGTCACGAGCATCAGGACTTCTGTGTCCATCAGCACGCGAACGCTGCGGCCGTTGCGAAGGTCGATCTCCTGACCCGCGTACCGCTCGTGCAGGACGTAGTCACCCACCTTCGGAATGTTCGGCTCGTCGCTCAACAGCAACCCGGCCTGAGTGCGAGCCTTGAATGCCATGCTGCCAACCTGCAAAACGCGGCCCACGGATGTCCGAATGCGATCCGCGTCCTGAACCTCATCAGGCAACACGATCCCACCGTCCGACTCCGCACGTGGCTTCATCGGCTCCACCACCAGCCGCCAAAACATCACCTTGAACGGCAAATCTGCCGGATCAAGCATGTCCTGCTCCTGCAACTCTTGCAGGGCCTTTCTCAACGCGCTACTCACCATCACCATCCTCCTCGTCAATGTCGTCGCCGCGATTGATCCGCCGCTCCAGATCGTCGATGTACTCGATGATCTTTTTGCCTTCGGCCGCGCGACCCACCAGCTTGTGATACTCCTCCCCGGGAACGCCGCTGGCCATGCGTTCGAGGTGTTTCTGTCGCTCGCTGGCTACGTCGCTCCTCACTCGACGCAGCACAGCGATGTGCATCGGAAGCTCTGCCACTCAGCCCCGACCCTGCACGCCCTTGGCCTTCGGGCTCGACGAGCCGTTGCCCTGCGTGCCCTTGGCTTTCGGCGAACCACGGCCCATGCCCTGAGTCCCCTTGTGACCGCACGATCCGCCACTCATCTTTCGATCTTTCGCGTTCATCTCTTCTCCTTTCCGGTAATGCGCCGGACGTTGTCCAGCCGAAATGCCTGCTGCCCCTGCCCCTTGCTGTAGAGGATCGCAATGAACCTCAACAGCTCACGAAACGATACGCTCAGCTCGCGCGCCGCAGAAGCGAATTGTCTCGGCGAAATGCCAAACCCCTTCCTGTGGTGCGCAAACAGGAAAGACCGCGCCTTGCGAACTTCCGCTGCACTCGCGCTCATGGCTTGCCCTTCTTGCTCTGGAGCGCCGACTTCTGCTCGGCCGCCTTGAGAGCCATCCGGGTCTTCATCTGATCCCGACGGCCCTCCATCGCCATCTTTCGCACCCATTCCGCTTCCATCTGGCGACGGCGTGCAATCGCGTCCGCGTTCTCCCGAATGATCCGAGCGGCCGTCTCATCGTCCATCTGCTTGAGCTTCTGCGCGTGCAGCTCATCCCGCCGCCGCAGCTCCTGCTTGTGCCGCTCCTCATCCTGAGCCTGCTTGGCGACGAATGCCGCCGTCTCGCGCTCGATCTTGGCCTGCACCTCGGCATCTTGGGCAGCACCATCATCCTGCTGACCTTGCTGTTGCGGCGGCGGCGGGGGCGGCGGCAGGAACTTCGTGGCAACCACGGTGATCGCCTGCTCCAGCTCCGGAGGCATGTCCTCATCGTTGTTCAGGATGTCAATCGGCGGCATCGGCACTCCGGCCGCCTGCATCATCTGGCCACTGACGACTTCCATCATCGCCAAAGCCATGTGCTCGCGGATGTGCGCCATCGCGTTCTGGTAGATGGGCTCAAACTGATCTGCTGGCAGCGTGCCCTGAGCCGTCATGACCATGTTCTGGTGCGCCATGATGTGCATGTCATGAAGCTGTCCGGCAAACGCCCGGACACCCTTGCCCACCATCATCAACGCATTCTCGGTCACCGGATCCACGTAGTGCGGTTTCGGGACCTTCGGCGTGATCTTGTCGGCATACGGCACCTTCAGAGCCTTCAGCATCTCCGTATGCGCCGCCGCCCGCTGCTCCGGATCGTACATGCTGGGGTCTGATCCCATCAGCTCCAGCACGGCCTGAGCCAGCGCAATACGCTGCACCGAGCTGATAATGTTCGGGTCCGCGACCGGCAGCACGTCCACCCGCTCGTCGAAATCGGCCTTGAACGCCTGTTTCGCCTCACCGTTCAGGTGATACGGGTACTCGTCATACGGCGCGTAGCGGTGAATCAGCGCCGCCAATTGCGAGAACTCGTTGCGCGCCGCCGCGAAAATGCGCTTGTGGATCGCGCTGAACAGCTTCATCGACTGCTCGATCAGAGCAATCGTCGTGCCGACTGGTGCGCGATTGCTGGCCTGCCCGACCAAAACCTCGGTGATCGACGCAAACCGCCGCGCATCGGCCACCAGCATCTGAAGCATCTGGAACAGCGCCGGACTCGGCTCCCGGAACGGCGGCGTGAAGAACGTCTTCGCCAGCTCCTCGGCCGTCGCGTCCACGTCCTTCCACTGCCCCGGCGTGATCGTCAGGGCCTCGCCCTTCTTGATCCCATCCTTGGCCCGGAACCCGCCCTGCACCGTGGCCATCAGGGACGCATCGAGTAGCGCGCGAACCGCCCCGCTGGCCGCCTCACCGAGCGAGCCAATGACGTGCGGGAACCCCCATCCGTAGAAACCAAGCCCCGGCAGGAACTTCTTGTGCGAGAACCAAATCTGCTTTTGGTACCCCGGGACATCCTCTCGCCACAGGCGGCGGATCGACAGCACCTCGCGCGTCTCGACCAGCAGCTCGACCACGTAGCACGGCTGGAACTCCTCCTCCGCCTCGTCCACCAGCGGATCCACCCCCTCCGGCAGCGTCAGCTCGACGTGGTACTCCAGCCGGGTATACAGCCGGTCATCCTCGTGCAGCGCCCGCTGCCTGCGGTCTGACTTCTCCCGGACATCCACTTCCATCGACTCGACTTCCGCAGACCGCACAAGGTCGATGTCCCGATACGCCCCCCGAGAAATTGCCTGCTTGATCATCTCGCCCGTGATCCGATCCCGATGGGCGTATCGCGGCACGAACCGAAGGTCTTGCTCCGAGTAGTACGGGACGATGAAATCCTCGGCCCTCACGAACCGAGACTTCGGCATCCCGTCCACCGGATCGACGAACGTCTTCTTGAACGTCGAACCGTCAATCGGCAAAACGAACAGCTCCTGATCCGTGTCCGGGTAATACCCCCGGTCCACTTCCGTCAGGTAGTAGTTCATGAAATCCTCGACCCGCTGGGCCTGCGCCCGCGTTTCGTCGGTCGATTCCCCGGCCAACGCGACCTTCACCGGGCCGGTCGCGGGGAAGAATTCCTCCATCGCATTCGCCTGAAACTGCACCACAGCCTCGGCGATCACCGGATGGAACGCCCGGGCCGCCCCCGGAAATGGCAGTGACGTGTCTGGGATCTGCTCCGCGCCCAGCATCCGCAGCGCACGGGACTTCATCGAGTCCCAGTCCTTGCGGCTCTCCAGATCGACCCGGTGATACTCGATCAGCCGATCCGCCAGCGTCAGCAGCTCGCTGGAAGACATCCGCTCGGCCAGATTCTCATCGAACCCACCCGCCGCAGGCTGGCTCAGTGCCGAGCCGTCGTACTCGAAATCGTACTCAATCGACCCGTCCGGCATCTCAGTGACGGCCGTATCCCCGTCCACCCGAGACACCGGGGCCTGTTGCGCAATGATGACTTCGATTTCTTCGGGTTCAACCACAGCCAGCCTCCCACACGGGGCTCATGGTGCGGCAGCTTCCCGAGGAAGGGGCCACGATGGACCGATTCTATGCCCGCATCGTCTCGCGAGAAAGAGAGGGGGCGAATCGCCCCCGCTCAGTCCCGGTTGGCGGCAGCCCGGGCGCTGTAGTCGCTACGCCGTGGATAGGAAGGGATATCACGGCGCTTGTCCGCCGATCCATAGCCTACACGCTTCTGCGCGCGATGATCAGCTTGAAATCGCTCGTGGGGACATGCACCACGGGCTCAGTGTCCCCGCTCTGCCCCCGATCCACCCGGCCGCCCTGCATGGCCGACAGGTTGCGGTTGTCGTCGCGCCAGTAGAACAGCCCGTCCGGCCAGCGCACCACCACGATGAACGGGACACCGGCCCCTCGCGCCAGCACCCGCGCATGGATCACCTTCCCGAGCGACAGCAGTAGCGTGTCGTACTTCTGCCCCCGCGCCTTGAACTCCGCGAACGACACCAGCCTGTTCTGTCGGTACAGCGCCCAATCCACCCCGTACAGCGTCGGCGACAGCTTCTCGACGCTGCACCTCCATGCCCGCTCCAGATACCCGGCCGCCTCACGCTCGACGGCCAGATCAGCACTGGATTCGTTGTGGGGCCGGAATGCCACTAGGCCGGTATCACCCCAGCCGGAGGCACGTGCTTGCGCTCCTTGGCCGCGTAGAGCCTGCCCGTGGCCGTCACCCGAATGGTCCGACGCACCCGCCCCCACTCTCGGCCTCGGACCGTAGGAGGCACCTCTGCCCACGTCTCCCATACTCGCCCAGCCTCTAGCCAGTGCGGGACCGGACGAGCCGGATTGAGCACCGGCCTCGTCGGCAAAGACGACAATCCGCCCCCAAACTGGACGTTCGTCACCGTAACCGGGAACCAGCCCGTGTTCGCCACGGTAATGCACAGCACCCGCTTGGGCTTCTTCGGGCCAATGGTCGCCACCGGCGCGAACGGTACCCCCTCCTGCGGCGGCTTCGTCACCTCTGGCTCTGGCCCCGGATCAAGATAGGCCAAATGGCAGGTCACCGTGACCCCGAATCCAAACAACGACTGGAGGGCCTGCCTGAGCCGCAAAACCGCGTATTCGATCATCATCAACCTCCTCAGTCGTGATCGTCCCAAATCACCGTCCCGCCGAACCTGCGGGCCTCGTGCTCGATCCTGCGGCGCGTCGCGGCCTCGCTCTGGTCGCCGGTCCACAGCCACCACCACCAGTTGCGGAGTCGCGACAGCATGGTCCTCACCTCACTTGCTCCAACAGCGGTCGGTGACCCGCTTGATCTTCTCGTCACAAGCCGCGTCGTCCTTGACCTCGACCGTGATCTTCGACGGCAAGGCCGGAGCAGGCGCAACGGGCTCGGGCGTCACCGGATTCTGGCACTCCGGCAGGGTGATCCCGCGCTTGGCCTGACGCTTTCCCGCCGGGGTCTGGGCGATGATCTTGCAGCCCGTCGAGTAGTCGCCAATCGTGAAATAGAACCCGGCCAACGTGAAATCGTTGCACTGCCGCGTCTGGAACGCCAACCCGAGGAAGCCCGCACCCCCGCGACCCGAGCCACCGGCATTCGACGCAAAGCCGCAGTTGCTCAGGAACAGTCCGCCCTGTGCGAGCGCCGCCGCCGACTCCCGCGTGACGATGTGCGTCGTCTGCGTGTTGCCGCCGCTGTTGGACGTGGCCCGGGCGTCAGAGGCCGACCACGAATTGGCGATGGCCTCGGCACGCTGCGACTGCCCCTGAGTCTGTTCCTGCCCCTGAATCTGGCCCTGCAATTGACCCTGAACCTGACCCTGCTCCTGCGAGAACTTGGTCGGCAGTGGCTGCGGGGTGCCCGTCGCCATCGCGGCGGTGGAGAGCAGGCCACAGGTCACAAGAATCGTCGTCTTGGTCATGTCCATTTCCTTTTCGTTGTCAAAACAAACTAAACGCAGCGTTTAGTACAGACGTACTTGCACTGCATGCTAAACGCTGGCAATCGCACGGCGCGCATTGGCCAGCGCTTCCCGGTCCACCTGTACCTCGACGTAATCGAGCCTCGGGTCGTCCAGCGTCGGCGTGCTGATGTTGTCCAGCAGATCGCGCAGGACCATCTCAATTTTCTCCAATTCCTCAATCCGCGCGTATGCCTTGCCCAGCATTTCGACCGCGTCCGCCGTCTTGCCCCAGCCGGGATTGCCGTCCTCCGACTCGACCCAGCACGGGATTTGTCGAAGGCTTGCGTTCTCGCGCTCCAGCTCCGCCACGCGGGCGCGAAGGTCTGCATTGATCTGCGCCAAAACGTATTCATTCGCGTCGCTGGCAGCCGCTTCGATCAACGCCAGTTTTGCGCGCAGTTCGGCAATCTCGGAGTCCTTGCGCTCGATGATGTCCTTTTGCACGCTGGCGACATCTTCCCAAGAAGCACTAGGGTTGCTCATACCTGACCCTCCGCGAGCACGTAGTGTCTTTCATGTCGTGTCTCCTACTCGTAGTCCCTTGGCCTGACGCTCTTGCCCACGCGGTAGTCCACCTGCGGCCACCGCGACGGCGGGATGTGCGCGAACAGGCGATGACGGATGCGGCGCACGTAGCGCCGCGCCAGCCACCACAGCACCCAGACCGCAGTCAGTGCCGCCGTGCCGACGACAATCGACAGCGCCAAGAGCCAAGCGTAGTCGGTCATGCTTCCTCCACCGGCGACCATGCGCCGTCAGTCAAGAGCTTGCGCAGGCGGGCAGTTTGCCATGCCTCTTCGGCGGCCTTTGCGGCGTCCCCTGCGGCGTCCCATGCGGAGTCCACAGCGGCCCCTGAAGCCCCTGCGGCCCATGCGGCCCCTGAAGCCCTTGCGGCCCATGCGGCCCCTGCGGCGTCCCATGCGGCGGCCAATTCCTTGTCGGTCGCCTGCCCCAGCGCGTGCCGTCGTGTCACGCGCAACGCCCTGCTGATGCGCTTGTCCATGAGCAGGTGCGCAAACCGCTCCGCACAGTCAACCGCATAGTGACGCCACAGCGCATCGTGCTCAGGCACGGTTCGCATGCACCACAACGCATCGTCCAGTCCGCAGATATCAAGTACCGTCAGCAGCGGCAACGGCTCATCGTCCGCCTCCGTCTTGCCAAGGTACGACAGCAGCTTTTGCCACCCCTCGGCGCACGGGCCATGCTCGCGGATCTTGTTTAGCGTGGTGCAGATCTTGGTGATCATGTGTAGTCCGCTCCCAGCTCCCGCTCCATCTCCACCTCGATCAGCGTCCGCTGCTCGACCGTCAGCCCGGACCGATCCAGCAGCCCGTACAGCCGATCCACATCCCCCTGACTCAGCGGGTTCACTCCAGCAGCGATCAAGTCTTCGCGAGCCTGCTTCTCGGCAGCCGCCAGCGCGTCCTCCTTCGCACAGTGCGCCTTCCAGCACCCATCCACGTGCGTCAGCGCCGCGCTCAGGTCGTCCTGCAACAGCGTCAGCCCGGCATACTCCGCCTGCTTGATCGCCTCGATGATGCACAGCTCCGCGTGCGCCGCCGCCGGCATGTGATGGTCGTGCAGCGCCTTGTTCGCCTCCGCCCAGCGCAGCGCCAGCGCGCCCAGCTCAACGGCACTGCGATTGATATTCAGCCCACCTGACTCAGTGACAGTGCTTGTCATCGCATGAGCCTCCCAACGCGATCACTCATGGCAACACCAGCCAGCGCAGCTTATCGACATCTTTGCGCAGCCGCTCAACGCAGTCGCGCAGTTCCGACACCGCCCAGCGCAGCTCGTCGTAACGATTCAGCAGCTCGCGCATTGTTGCCGTGTCCGCGTCGGCTGCGCCTGTATCAGGCTGCTGATCCTGTTCGTCCGCGCTGGCGGCGCTCGTATCCGGATAACGATCCACAACCTCAAGCATCTTCGCCGTGTCCTCGTCAAGTGTGCTCATGGCGTCACCTCACATCGTCCCGATCTCATAACACTCCTCCCGGCTCCAGCCGTCCGCGACCATGCGCGCCACCAGCGCCTCGGTGTCATCGTCGCCGTCCAAGCGCACCGCAATCGATGGCTGCCCCGCCTTGCGCAGCACCACCATGTCGCCGTATTCCGCCGCGTCGTAGGTCTCCAAAATGCGCGCAAGCTCTGGAGCTGGATCTAGAATGCTCATGGCGTCACCCCCTGCTCATAATCGCCCGCCCCTTCCCGCCACGTCACGAACATGACCGTGCACATGCCATACGGCCGGAATTCGATCATGTCCCCGTGATCAAAGCACCTACCGACGGCGGCCTTCGCCTTGCGCATCAGCTCGCGCTGATAGGTGCGGTTCGCTTTGGCGTAGCTGGAATCATCGCCTTCGGTATAACCGTAATGCGACAGTTCGGGCATGGTGACAACCGCACGGTCCACCCAAGAATAGTTAGCTTCGCCGCCGAAGGTGTCCGTGTACTCGACGCTGTACTGGCTCATTGTCGATCTCCTCTGGAATAAGCCGACTCGGCTTACGTTGTACCCGGGAGGAGATGTTACACGCTTTTACAACGCGACACAAGCCCTAATTTTTCTAGCCGTAAATCGAGTCTCGGCGGACAATTTTCGGGCTAAACAGGCTGATACCGTCCTCGCTATCCAGCATCTCGTCAGAGAGCTGAAGGTCCATGTACCGCCGCATGTATTGGAGGGCTATCGTCGTGGAGCTGACTTGGTCGTTGAAGTCTGAATTCGGAAACTTGGCGCATTCCTCGATCAGATCAATCGCCCAGTTTCGATTGACATACCAGACCGCGCCTTTCTCCAATGGCAGAGAACTCATATGCGCACGGTACACAAGATCTCCGACCACTTTGACCGGGACGATTGGCAGCCCCTTGCGGCGCAGCTCTTTGATCAGATCGTGCCCGCTGGCTTTCTTTTCGATCAGGATGCGGTCTGGCTTGAAAATCTTGTACGCCTCCATCGCATCTTCTCGAAGCTCTGGGAATCCAAGGCGGCGCTTCATGCGCTCAAGCAGCATGGCATTCACGCGCTCGTCGCCATACGCGATCTTCCCGTTCTTCCCTTCCTTCATCTCGCGCTGATAGAAGATGCCCCAAGTCGTGCGGACCGTAAACGAATCCTGCTCGCCTTGCTCGAAAGCCGTGTCGTATGCCTGAATGATCTCGACGAACTCCGGCAGGGGCCGCTCCTTGGAACGGTAATCGCTGTGCCATTCTGGCCACTCCCAGCGACGCCACCAACCTCGCTTGAGGATCAGGCCGCCAGCGCCCTCGGGCTGTTGCTGGTACTGCGCATTCCAAACCCGGGTCGTCGTGCCTTCCTTTTCCGCCTGAGCCGTGTTTGCATCAAAGCGATCCGGGCACAGCAGGGAATTCTGTTTGACTCTCGGATCTCGAAATATCGGCTCGCCTTCCGGCCCCTTGCCACGATTTTTGAACGTGACACACCTGCGCGCCGGATCAAACTCCATCGGCAAACACAGATGAACCCAATTCTTTTCCTCCCTCGCGAGGATATGTCCGAAGATGTCGCTGTCGTGCGTGCGCTGCCCGACGTACACCCTGCGCGCCTTGTTGGGATCGTTGAAGCGCGACCTGAAAGCGCCATCGTGCCACTGGATGGTCGATCTGCGGATCGTGTCTGACTCAACCTGCATCGCGTTGTGCGGGTCATCGAGGATATGAACGTCTCCTCCCAGACCAGTCGTTTTCGATCCCACCGAAATCGAGATGCGGTGACCGCCCCGCGTGTTGGCGAATCGGTTGATGCGGTTCTCGTCTTGTAACAGCGTGACCGAGTCCCCAAACCGTAACTGATACCAGTCACTCTCAATCAATCGACGCATCTTCTGTGCGTCTTGATTCGCCAGATCCGCCGCATACGACGCCGTCAGGAATTGCATCTCAGGCTGGTCTGCCCACCACCATGCGGGCCAGCACACACTGACCAATGACGACTTGGTCATGCGTGGCGGGATGTTGATCATCAATTGCTTGATGTCGCCCAGCGTGACGTAGGCAAGATGCTCCGCAATGGCGTCAATGTGCCAAGACGCAACAAACGGTTTCGGGTCTACAAGGTGCCACGCTTTGCGGATGAACTTGCGCAGATCACGGCGACAGGTTTCTGCCGTGACTTGCGTATAGCGCTGTGTCGCGATGTGCGCTGGATCAGGGGTCAGCAGCCCATGAGCGCCGCCGAGTGATACCACCCGTGGTTCCTACTCAACCGCCCGCTATCGGGGGCGTGTTACAAACGCTTCGGCCCTCCCGTGCGCAGCTCATCGCGGCGACGGGCGATCTTTTCCGCGAGCGTCACCGCAGGCGCGGCCGGGACCGTAGTGGATCGAGCTGCCAAACGACGGTCAATCGGCGCTAATGCTCGGCGCAGCTCTTTGATCTGGCGTCCCATTTAACCGGCCTCCAAGACAGCTCCTGCGGCCAATTAAACGTCAGTCTGACTTGCCGGGTCAACAATAGCCTTCCCGGCGTCCGTCAAATACAGAAACCCGGTAGCCGGATCTCTGGCCACAAGACCCTGAGCCTGCATTCTCTCCAGCCGCTTCGCGTCTGCGACCCGACTGAGCTGGACCAAGTTTTCCCGCCTAACCTTGTCCAGCAGGTACTTGTCCCGGCCATCCAGCCGTATCACCACCTACGCGGCGGCTCCTTCGGCTCCTCTTTGGGCTTGCCTTTCTTCTTGCCAGTGACGGCCTCGTCCACGATGTCGTCGATGGCCTGTCGGCGTCGCAAGCCGCCCAGCGGGACGGGCGGAGGGGTGTCTTTGGTCTTGCGATTGCTCATCGGCGTTCTCCAGAAAGTAGCCAAGGTAAAGACTACATCAAAAGACCGACTCCACAAAAGGACGCAGCTCCAAGTCTTTCCGCAGATACAGCGGGTGCTTCGGTGAGCCACCGACATTTTGCCCAAGGCACACAGGATTGATCCCGGCCATCACGAGATCATCCAAAACCTGCAAATCCCAGCGGATGATTCCATCCCGCCTTAACCTGCCGTGGTTGCCCCATGCCACCACGACGGTTTTGGCCTTGCGAGCCACCTCCAGAATCCAGCGCGGATTGTTCGGCATCCCAATCGGCTCAATGTGCGGCCACAGAAGATGCGACGGGTCCGTCGAGCGATACGCAAACAGATTGGTCACAGCGAAAGAGCTGTACCCAAGCTCTATTGCCCGAGATTGACATCTCCCTACAGTGGGATCGTTTTTGAACGCATCCGCAGTAGATGGATTCAGCATCAGGAAATTGATCATGCCTCCGCCACCATCGTTGAATTTTCGATGCAGCAGATACCTGTAACGCATGCACTCGGAAAACACGGCGAATGACTCAATGCCGTTTGAATGATCCGTTTGCAGCGTCTCCCCGATTTCCAGATTGAAGCTACCGACGCTCATTGACCTTTTTTTGCAGCAACAGGCTTAGCCTTTCCGCGCGCTCGTACTGCTCTCGCACGACTACCCGCAGCTCTTCGACCAGAGAGTCTAGTTGTTCGCGCCGCAGCTCTCTTGGCGGTTGTGACATGAGCCGATAATTGTTGAGCAGATATTTCACGCTTCATTCCTCGCAGCATCCTGTCCATGCAAATCTTCACTGGAAGCACGTCGCATCCGCGAACCGCCATGCCGTAGTGAACCTGCCCAGAGCGATCCACCGCAACGAGGGCTATAGACCTCGTAGAAAGGAGTTTTTCGGAACAGTGCCTGATCGTTTCTGAAATCTTCCACCGCATCATCGCAAAGCCTCAGTCCTTGTGCCGCAGGTACGTAACGTATGCCAAGCATCCAGCAGAAACGCACAGCATCGCGAGCGAAAACGCCCAAAAAACCACCGTGACCGCTTGCGGATGCGAAGAGACAGCAAACCCAGCGCAAAAACACAGTATGGAAAGTGTCAGGCAAACAAGTCCGCAGTCTCGCACCAAGCTCCGCGTTTTCGCTCGATGGCTCTCAACATCGCGGCGTCGAACCGCTCCTTGCCAAACATCTCCCGCCCCCTGCTTTGCCATGTCTTACCTCTATGCGGCCCGCGCATGATTCGCGCCTTGTACCCTTTGCTGACCACCAGATCAGCAAATCCATCTACGAACCTTTCTTTCGCTTGAAGCTCGACCGCATCCATCGCTGCATCGACCTCGTTCATCACTTCGATGCTGTCGTAGAAATCAACGCGGTTGAATCCTCGCGTCGCTTCGCTTGGAAGCCTTTTCCGCTGTCGCCTCATTGCGCCTCGATCACTTGCTTCGGAAGGTATTGTTCGAGTTCTTGTTCCATGCGTTCCAGAACATCCATCGGTACTTGACTCAAGTCGAGCTTCATATGCAGGTGTCGATGCCTGTGCTCAAGAATGACTTTCTCGCTGAACATACCCAAGTGCCTGCCGAGTTTGAACAGCTCGTTGCTCTTGTCGTAGAACTCGTATGTCGCCGAGCCGTCTTTGTTGAGCTGCATGGACTTAATCGCCGCAGCCTGATCTCTCGTCAGCTCGTCTATCCGCTTGAACCTGTACTGGCGTTTCCCATTGACCTCTTCAATCACCACGTAGTCTTGGATGTTCGCAAAGGCGATCTTCGCGATTTCCTCGAACACAGCTTGCTGGTCTATCGCGACGACTTTGGCGTTCTGCTGCACTTGGATTTTCTGGTGCCAATCGATGTAGTCACGATAGCGGCGCAACACGGCAGTTCCGTGCGACGAGGGCCAACCCTTCGACATGCCAGCACGAGCCGCCGCCGCCTGAATGCTGAAATCCTTCAGGTACTCCTGCAAAAAACGAAGCGTCCTGCCCTTGGGTTGCCGCCCTCTGTATGGCGGGATATCGCTCGGAACGACAGGATTTGCATCTTGTTTTGTCATGTGTTAGGCTTGCTTCATGTAGTGCTTGACACCGGTTTTTGCTTGTGTTAGGCTTGTTTCAACAGATACAGGAGACGCCCCAATGATTATCGAAACGCTCAAGAAAATTCACCCCCTCGCAATCTATGCGTTCGGGTTCGTCGATGCCGTCGTCACGGCAGCGGTTGTGTACTGGATCATCTACTAACCCAGCTCGAAGCCGGTCGGGCCTTCCACCGAGGGCTCTTCCGGGTTCGCGTTGAACCAAGCCGAGCTGCCCGGAGATAGGCAGAGGAGAACTGCAATGAAAACCGGAATGTCCCTTGTCCAGATGGCCGAGACCCTGATGGCTCAGGCCGAGCAGAAGCGCGACTACGTCGCCCCCACCGGCAGCCTGACTATGAGCCCGGACGCCAAGCGCGTCGCCATCGGCACGGCCGCCGAAGGTGCCCTGACCCGCCACGCTGAACGGCAGCTCGCCGCCAAGCTGGAGATCCCCGTGGCGTTCTATGATCGCCTGCGGGACCGTCACCCGGATCTGCTCAGCAACACCGTCAACACCCTGTTCCAGCGCGAGCCCCAGAAGGTCATGGTCCGCACGCTGAACGACAGTGTTCGGGCGTTCGTGTCGGACCGTTTCCGCCCCCTCGACAATTTCGATCTGTTTCAGGCAATCGCCCCGGAACTGATCAACATGGGCGCGCGGGTCGAGTCCTGTGAGCTGACCGAGACCAAGCTGTACATCAAGGCGCTGGCCCCGTGGCTGGACCGTGAGCTGGCCATGCCGCCGGGCCTCCAAATGGGTGTCGGCAACAACATCTTCACCCGCAAGGTCATCGGCGCGATCACGATCTCGAACTCTGAGGTCGGCGCGGGCGCGCTGTCCATCAGCCCGGCCATCTTTGAGCGTCAATGCACGAACCTCGCCGTGTTCAAGTCGGACGGCTACGGCAAGCTGCACGTCGGCAAGGCCCTCGGCGGCGATGACGTTCAGCAGTACCTGTCCGACGAGACCAAGCGGCTGTCGGACGCTGCGGTCTGGGCGCAGGCCCGCGACGTGGTCAAGGCAACCCTCGACGGCCGGGTGATCGACCAGATCATCGCCAAGATGGAAGCCGCGCGCGGTGACGTGATCGAAGCCAACCCGACCGGCGTCGTGGAAGTCTTCGCCAAGCGCAATCGCTTCACCGAGGAGGAGAAGGGCGACCTGCTGAAGCATCTGGTAGGCTCGGGCGAGATGACCCGGTACGGACTCCAGTGGGCGGTGACGCGGATGGCCAACGACGCCGCCGACTACGACAGAGCGTCGGAACTCGAACGCCTCGGCGGTCAGGTGATCGAGCTGAGCAAGAACGAATGGAAGGAGATCGTCAAAGCGGCCGCCTGATTGTTTGAAGCTGACAGATGCCGGGGCGCTCGTGGCCCCGGCTTTTTTTAGGGGACCATCATGACTTCCAACGCATACCAAGAGCTGGCCCAACGGAAGATCAACGAGGCTCTTAACCTGACCGCCGCACAAATCGCTCGCGAGCAAGCCCGCGCCATCATCGCGTACATCCAGAAAAAAATCGAAAGCGAACCCAACTTGCTCGAAGACATGCAGGATACGCTGGAACTGTGGCGTCGCATTTACCTGATCCAAGACGAAGCCTGCGGCCGTCATCAGGACAGCCTCGAACGGATCGAGATGGAAATGCTGAAGTATTGACGCACCCCCCGGCGTGCGGGCCGGGGGGTGCGGCGCGGGGGAAGAGGAGAACTCATGCCTCGAAGTGGGTACAACGAGCCCGCGCATCGCGACACTACCCCACAACCTCGGCCCAGAGCAAGTTCGCCGTGTAGTCTGGGACCAGCTCCCAGACGCTGATCTTGACCGCCCCTCCCGCAACCACCGGGCCGCGCCGCACCTCGATCTGATCCACCTGAGAGTCGTTGTTGAACAGGTTGGCGTGCTGCAATGCGTCTTCCAGCACCTTGATGCGATTTGAGATGTCCTGCTCCCGGTTAGACCTCGGACACACCACCATGCGGTAGGCGATCCTGCCGGTAGATCGGTGGCATTTTTGATGCTCCAGAAGTGACGCCTTGACCAGCTCTTGGTATTCACGAGCTTCATGGCTGACGTAGGTCACTGCGGTAAGCCCTCCGTATCTGGATCGGATGGCCTTGTGACGCCAGTAAACGTTAGCACTGGGAGGAAGAGGAAGGGTGAATCCCGCAAGAAGCGTTCGACCCGGGCGCGAACCGTCCAAGGTGCTTCCCGGTACGCCAGCCTCCATACCGAGTAGCCCAGCTCCGATGAAATCTTGTTGAGCATCATCACTTGGCTTCCCCATCTCTCCTCCCAGCTATCCACCCCACCATTGATCCGGCAATCGATCCCAAACTCTCCGACGTGCCAGTCATGATGCAGCGGAATCTGAAGCGCGTCATTCTGCTTCTGCCCGACGCCCGGGGTGCCAAAAGGAGAAGCCGCCATCGAGCCGCCTCGGCAATGATGCAATGTCACGGGGCGCTGTCCAGTCACCACGCACGGCAATGCCCGCAATGCCTTCAGGTGCTCGGCCAGCGACGGCAGCGGTTCTTGTTGGCCCCACAAGATCAATGCAGGACCCCAGCCTCGGAGTCCACGAGATACCCGTAGCGACTCGCCATCTCAATCCTCTCCCCAACAGTCAGGTGCCTGCGCATCCAGTCCTCGAAGCAGTCCCTGAGATTGAAATTGTCCTCGACCGAAGTCGGGTTGCGCAGCGCAGTGTCGTAATACTCGATGACCTTCTTCGACAGCGGATCTCCTCGCCGCGCCAGCTCGCCGATGTTCGGTCCGTAGATGCGTAGCACCTCCTGCACCTTGCTCCAGTCCCATTTCCGCAACGAATTCTGATTGCTCACTCGTAACCTCCCCAACGGGCGTAAGGCTTCCTCACCAACTCGTGAAATCTACCAGCCACCATCTCGCTTTTGTCCAGCTCCGACAAGGACTCGATCTTCAAGACTGCCTTCACGTACTCCTTGGCCGTGTCCGCAGACCAGTTCTTCATGACCCCTGATCGCGTCTCTGTCAGATATTGCACGAACATGGGAGACGTGATCATCAGGTGCGCCTGCTGAGACAACGTCTGCTTTTTTCGCGCGCGCTCGGCCACTGACTGCTTCACCTGATCGACAGGCTGATTGTCATCTGTTAGTTCGACCATGATGACCTGAAACGTAGACCCGGGCGTTTTCCCGTGACGCTTCTTGAATCTAGCGAACGGATGGACTTCGGCATGCTCGTCCAGCCAGAAGCGCACCGTCTGCCCTGCTGGCGTCTCCCCCCACGCGGCCAGCATCAGTTCATCCGAGTACACCATCTCCCCGGTCTCAATACTCGCGATTGCGGCATGAAACCGCGTGCCAGCCCGATCCCCTCGGCGTCGAGTGAACGTCTTGAACGGATGCGCGCGATCTACCGAATCCCCCATGATCCGAAGATCAAGGGTGCGACCTAACTCCAGCTCCCACTTCGCGTTCAGTATCTCGCATTCGCCCTCAAAGGCAACGAGGCTTTTGATCTCGCTCGCTTGATGTTCAGGTGAGTGATGAAGCGCTGCGTCGCTAGGCTGATAGGCGTCGGATCGTAGGTGTTCCACTGTCGCGGTGGCCATGTTTTGAACCTCTCTTGGTATGCGTATGCCGCCCATCCGATCCGGTAGTTCTTCTGCTTCGCGTACCACAACAGCTCGGTGAAAAACCTCATCTGCTCCAGCGGCGATAGCTCGTGCTTGTTCTCGTCATCGAACGGGATCAACTCCCCATCGACGATGGTGAACCTCTCGGCAAGCGCGGTGAAGTGATACCCGCAACTCGGGCAAGTCAGAGATGCGACAAAGACAGTGCTGCACTTCGGGCATGTCAGATTCCTGAACGGCTTGCGCTTGACCTCGCCATTCGAGTCCTTGTACGTCGCCTTCGGATCTCGCACGCCATTCAAAGACCAGTAACGCTCTTCCTCCACGAATCCGTGGTAATGCACGTTGCCCGCATGGTCCAGCACCAGACAATCACTCTTCCCGGGTGCGATTCTCATGCCTCTGCCGATCATCTGAATGTACTTGACGATGCTCTTCGTCGGGCGAGCCATGACAATGCAGTCTAGCTCCGGCAGATCAAACCCGTAGGTCGCCAGATCCACGTTGCACAACATCTGCGTTTCGCCAGAGCGAAACCGATCAAAAATCTCGTCGCGCTGCGCCGTAGACATCGTCCCATCGCAGTGCTCAGCAGCCACGCCCGCTTTCCGAAACTCCTCGGCCATGTAGACGGATTGCTCGATCTTCGACGCAAACAACACCGTCCTGCGGCCGCCCGCATGCCGCATCCAGTGCCCGACAATGTCGCCCAGCAACGGCATCATTCGCTCTGCCGCTTGCCCCTGATCCCAGTCACCCATGCGCGTCTTGACGCGCGCCATGTCGGGAGCCGATGGAGCAAGGTATCTCGGCAATACCAGATACCCCTGATCCACAAGCTGCTTGATCGTGGCCGGCGCAATCAGTTTGTCGAACAGGTTGCCCATGCCCCTGCCGTCGAATCGGCCCGGCGTAGCAGTGAAGCCGTAAATCTTCGCGTCTGGGTACAGCTCCATCAGTTCAAGTCGATTCTCGGTGATGTACAAATGCGCCTCGTCGATGAAGATCACGTCCGCGCGCGGGGGCTCAATCTTCTTGTCCTTCAAAACGCGCCGAGTCAACGTGTCCACCGAAGCCACCTGAACCTTCGCGTACAGGTTCGGCTTGCGAGATTGCGCAGAAATCACCCCGTACTTGAACTCGCACCAGTCGTCTAGCTTCGAGCACAACTGATCGATCAGCTCGTGGCGCGGCGCAACCATCAGCACGTACTTGCCCGCCTCGGTCGCGCGCTTGGCCATCTCGCTCATGAGCACCGTTTTCCCTGAGCCAGTCGGAGAGGCAACCAGAATCCGCCTCTCGGGCCTTGCCTCAATCCTCTCGATGGCTTTCTGCTGATACGGCCTGAGCTTGACACTCATCGACAAACCTCCCCGGACTACCCGTATTGCGGAATTGGTACGGAGCCCGAGACCCGCCGACCAGCGTGACCCACTCCGCCCCATCTCGAACCAGCGCGCGCTCCATGCGTCTCGCGCTCTCGCTCTCGATGTCGTCCGTCCACGCGACGACATGCTGGCCCTCCACGGGCCAGAAAAACAGCATCGGATCGGCCGATTTTTCGTACAGCAACAGGTTGTCTTGCCCCTTCCGGTTCCCGGAGTAGAACCGTTTCGGGGCCACAACGATCAGCTTCGGAGCGTCCCCACTCCGTAGACGCGACAGCAAACCCAGACCCCCTTCCGGAAGCCTCTGCGTAGGACGCGGTTCCCGCACAACCCACCCCCTATCTACTACTGCTACGACCTGCCAGTAGCTACCAAGGCAGGACAGGACACCCCTCCAACCCCCCCCCAGCATCCAGAGGGAGCTGCCGAGCGAGCCGAAGGAAGACCCTCGCTATGTTACACCGTTGACACAAGGTGTAACAATCGCGATGGCCTCCCTGATCGATGTCGTCAGCACCCATCGGGTTGCCGCGTCGCATCGCCGCCCGGGTTCGCGAGTCCGCGCCCAAGCTGGTCGGCCCTTCCCGGGGGAACTCCCGGTCCTACGTGGTGCCGACAACTGGCATGCACTGGGGTCTTGCTGCACGCCCTCGTTCTTCACGGGGGCAACTCACCCAGACACCCAGCCGAGTGTCCACTGCCGCTGTGTAACCCATTGTAGCGGCGGTTCGGCTGGCCCAACCGAGACGAGGACGCATAAACCAGCCGGTTGTCCGGTCTGTCTGGCAGAGGGGCTTCAGTGGGGGCTTGCTTAACGAGGCAGAACATGTGAAAGTTCGCCTGTCAGTGAGCCGACACTGGCTAGCCCGAGCTGCCTGTTACAGACTCGTGCAACGCCCCCTGATAACCAACGGTTGTCCGGGGGCGTTTCTTTTATCGCTCAGATCCAGCCCCGTGTCAAATTTCCGGCCTGATTTGACTTCAGGCCGCCACTGGAGTATGGGCGCGCTCCCGGTACTCCACGATCTTGCGGGTCAGGTTCTGAAGCTGCGGGCTGGTGTCGTTCACCCGAGAGCGCTCGCGCAGCAGCAGCAGCCACAGCGTCTGCAATTCACTCAGCGTGAAAGTCGCCTCGATCACTCGGTCGTCCATTGCCGGAATCCCAAGGTTGTCCATTGCGACAGATCGTAACACAGGCCAAAACCAAAAACACAAGCCAATGCCGTTTCTCTCGTTTGTGTCGGGCTTGTTTTTTTTGTAACGATGTGTTACAATTCTCCCCTGACACCAATCAGGAGAAGCTCATGTCCGCACGTCAAATAGAAGGCTTCGACTACCGCCTCGGGAAGCAGGTCTCGCGCAGCCGTCGCGAGTGGAAAGAAGAACTGAGGAAGGCTGAAGCAGCAGGCGCTCGCGTCATCCGCAAGGAAGGCGACACGCTCGTCGTCCCGCGCGGAGCCTCCGTATCGTTTGAGATATGGGAGGTTGTCCGATGAACTACTTGATCCGTTTGTCGGAAAGGCCGCGCGACTTTCAGCGCGCCCGGGTCTACAAGGCAGAGCAAGAGGCTTTCATGAATGACGCACTACTCGACTCCATCTTGCCTTCGCTGGAAGACTGCGAGAAGTACCTTCGGCGCGTGGTCAGGATGAAGCGCTTGAGCTGCATCGAGTACGCGCCTGATCATCACTCTCACACGCTGAGGCAAGGCTGGATGCCAGTCATCAAGGATGCGCGCGGAAGCGTGTTCGCTCGGGCACTGGGAGACGAGATTCGCCTGCCGCATTGGGCGAGAAAGCGCTGGGTCATTCTTCACGAGCTGACCCACCTTCTGATGCCGCCACACCTTTCATCTCACGGCTGGGAGTTCTGCGCGACCTACCTCAAGGTCGTGCAATACGCGGAAGGTCGAGAAGCGAGCGACCGTCTCAAGGCGGCGTTCAAGAACCATCGAGTTCGTTTCCGCCCCAAGCGAAAAGTGACGATGACCACTGAGCGACGTATCAAGCTGGCCGATCGAATGGCAGCTATGGGATCGCCTAGGAGGGTGGCGCGATGAACATCTTCTGCACAGACTCTCATCGTCCGAGCCCGGTAGAGATCGCCTCTGCCCTGATTGAATTCGCCAGCCGGTCGAGCAATAAAATCGAGGCGGGGTTCTTCCGCATGGCCGCCGAAGCAGCAGCCAAGGCTGAGGTCTTTGAGTTCGGCGACGTTCCTGAAAAACGTCTCAAAGATGAAGCAAAGCGCGGCGGAGAACTGTACAACGCGAAGCTACTGGACCTGCCGTACTCCTCAGTCATCTACTGGTATAACTGCGTGCCGGAGCCCGAGACCGTCAGCTCTTTAACTGACATCTATGACAAGCACACAGATAGCAAGCTGCCGCTTAGTTCAATCCTGACCGAAGCCGGGGTGCGATTTATGACGCTTGCGTTCAACAAGCGGGCTTTAGGGATTGACGAAAATATCGGGTCGTCTATCTGTGCGCTCGACTTCTCGCGTTTGAACGACATGCTGAAGCAGGAAATCGATGTTCGTCGCAAGGAGGGATTCGCGTTGATTAGCGGCGGGGTCTTCTCCAGTGCTAACAAGTCGGACTGGGAAGGAAATCTCTACTACCCAATGGACGACGAGTTTTTTGAAAAGAACGGCAAAGCTCCCGCGCTCGGGTCGCTGGCCGATGGCGTCATGTCGATGTCGATGATCTTGCAGACCAAGGGCATCGGGCTTCGCAGGGAAGAGCCGTCAGCGAAGCTTAACAAGAAGCGCGCGGCTTCCGGCAAGCCGCTAATGTCCGCAGTGACCTACGTCAACGCTAAGGCTTACTTTGAGGCGGCGAGAAATACCAGACGGGGAGGGTCTCACGCAAGCCCGGTCCCCCATCTGCGACGCGGCCATATCCGCACGTATGAGGACGGCCGGAAGGTCTGGATTCGCGATGCGCTGGTGAATTGCAGATCACTCTCGGAACTTCATTTGCGGGACAGATACGAAGTCGAAACAGCTTGACACACTCGGTTACTTGCAATAAGGTCGGCTCGGGTACAACGGAGGGCTCATGGCTACCACACAGAGAATTGCTACGCTGTCTCAAGATCAAGTCATCACTGCGCTTGATCGGATTCGCGACACGTTCGTTTCGCTTGCCAAGCAAGCTCCCGTTCCACTCGATTGGAAGCGCGAAGTCGGTTTCGCGGTCCAGATCATCATGCGAGATGATCGACTTTTGCAGTGCGACCTTAGCTCCATCGTCAATGCAGTCGTCAATCTCGCTGCCGTCGGATTGACGCTGAACCCTATCAAACAGCAGGCCACCATCGTTGCGCGATGGAACCGTGACAAGCGCTGCTACGAGGCCGGACTGACCATCATGTATCGCGGCCTTGCCTATCTTGCTGGTCAGGCTGGGGTCACCAACATCGTCACGGATGTTGTGTACTCGGCCGACGAGTTTTCAGTCAGCCGCACCGATCAGGGCGATCAGTACGTTCACAAGATCAACGTCACCACGCCTCGGGATGGAGTCAGCAACAAGTTCGTCGGCGTCTACGTTGCCGCTCGCATGCCCGGTAACAAGGCTTTGCCCAAAGTCGAATGGATACCGGCCGAAGACATCTACGCGATGCGCGATCAGTCGGATGGGTATCGGGACGACAAGGGCGAAGTCCGAAAGAATTCCCCGTGGGTGAAATGGTTCGATGAGATGGCGAAGAAGTCTGGGCTCAAGCGGGCTCAGAAACGGTGGGAGGAATCCGCCATCGACAGCCCGCACTGGGAACGGCTCCAGCAGGCGGTCAGCATCGACAACGTTACCGAGGGCGTCATCAAGCCACGAGACAGCGACATTGTCGTGGAGCAGGACAAGCCGAAGCTGTCGATGGAGCAGATCGCAGAGATCGAAAGACTGGCCAGCGAAGTCTGGCCTTCGACTGAGCTCAAGCCGAAGCTCACCGAAACTGCGATCACGCGGATTTGCCGGGCCTACAAGGCGAACGCGCTCAGCGAGATTGATGAAGACCGATACAACGAAATCATCTCTCGCATCGCGGATGCTCGCGCAAGGGTGGCGTCATGAGCGAATACCTGAGCGAAGAATGGCGCAAGGAGCGGCTCGGGATCATCACGGCAAGCCGGATGCACCGTGTCATCAATGGCACTCCGAAGGGCTGGCTGTCTTTCATGCAGCTTCTGAAGGCCGAGATCGAGAATCCAAATCTGGTGCTGTCCTCTGAGCCGGTACGTACAGCAGCTTTGGAGCACGGCAAGGAAACCGAGGATCAGTGCAAGGCGAACATCGAGCTGGACCTAGGGGTCGAGCTGGAAACCGCTGAGTTCAAATTGCACCCGAATGTCCCGTACATCGGCGCGACTTCTGATTTTCTGTGCAACTACAAAGGGTTCCGTTGGAACGGTGAGATCAAATGCCCGATCAAGCTGGAGAATCACGTTGAGGTGCTGACACAGAAGCGCGTGCCTAACAAATACGTGCCGCAGGTTCAGTGCCAGATGGCCGTACACGGTCTTGATCGGACCCTGTTCGCAAGCTACTACCACGACATGCCGGATCCCAGCATGAGGCTCGTGGTCATTGAGGTTCCCATAGACCGCGACTACCAGCAGATGATGTTGTCCCGGTGCGAGAGGTTTTGGGACGACTTTATGGAATTCCGCCGTAATGGTGGAGTCCTCCCACTAACCCCAGCACGGACACCACAGAGGTTTTGACAATGGATACCACAGTTTCAGAGTCACCTTCTGGCACAGAGCCTATCGTCAACGTCATGCCAGATGCGGAACTCGTTCCTTTAGCTCAGGGAATCGACATCGCCCCTTTCATCCGCGTCAGCAATTCCCTTGGCGTGTTTAGGGCGAACGCAGAGGATTTTGCGGGACAGTGCTCGCGAGCCGAGATCGCAGACGCTCAGTCCTATCAGGCTGGAAACGATCTGCTCCAATTTGCCTCTGCTCAGCTCAAGCAGCTTGAGGCATACCGTAAGTCAGTCAAGCAGCCCATCGACGACTACGCCGCCCTGATTCAATCGGTCTTCAAGCCGATCAAGGAACAGTTCGAGAAGGCTCGGGATGAGCTGTCAAAGAAGATGCTCGCTTGGCGCAACGAGCAGGAGCGCATCGAGCGTGAGCGCGTCGAGGCGGCTCGCAAGGCGGCCGAGGAGGAAGCGCTGCGAATCGCAGCCAAGGCGGAGGAGTCCGGCAACACGATGGGCGCGAACGCTCTGCTGGATGCCGTAGCGAACGCCAAGGTCAATGTTCAGAAGGTCGTGCCTCCTTCCTTGATGGGCCGCAGTGCGACGAAGCGCACCTACTGGATTGGCTCGGTACACGATCCGATGCAGATCCTGAAAGAGATCGTTGCTGGCAACCTGCCTATCCATATTGTCGAGTTCAGCCCGTCTGGTCTGAACAAGATCGCGAACGAGATTCGGGTCGAGGGGGTCTCGCGCGGCATCAAGATCACGAAGTCAGAAACACTGAGGTAAACATGTACAGCTTGAATCGAGTTTCAGTTCTGGGTCGCGTCGGCAAGGATCCTGAAATCCGCACGCTTGCGAACGGAGATGCACTGCTCAACCTTTCGATCTCGGCAGAACAGCGTTGGCGCGACAAGCATAGCGGTGATGACAAGCAGAAGACTGAGTGGATCAAGTGTCAGTTCTACGGCAGGCAAGCCGAGATCGTATCGAATCACGTTCGCAAGGGACATTGGATCTACGTTGAGGGCCGATGGACGAATAGCAAGTGGGTTGATAAGAGCGGCGTCGAGCGCTACAGCACCGATGTCAGGGTGTCTGATTTCGTCTTGATCGGGAAAACCGTCAGAGAAGACGAGGCTGCTGCCAAAGACAAAGAGGAACATCGGCCAACTCAGCAGCAATTGGTCGATTTCGACGACGAAATTCCATTCTAGGGTGCGGCATGATCATCTACTTTCCAAACAAGAATGGGGATGCTTCAAGGCACAATAAGCTCGCTGTCGCTCGAATTGAAAGGCACGTCCCGAAGGGGAATCACTGGGTCATGGCAGCGAGCTTCAAACCCAACGGGAAACGGTCCGCGCTGTGGATCTTTTACCGAGCAGGCATCAAAGGCGACTTCAGGTGGAAGGCCATTTCCGGGAATGGCCGAATCATTTGCGCTTCGACCGAAGGATACAGGCAATTTTCCAGAGCGGCGGACAACGCTCGTATTTTCGGGTACTCAGGCCCTCGCACCATGCGTCTGTAGCTTTACTATGAAGAAACATCGTGATACTGTTAGAAACATGGATAACAAAGGCATGCCGAAGATCAAGATTTTGCGGAACGCCAAGCCGCCAGAGTATCCGCCGATGTACCCGTTCTTGGATATTCGTCCCGGCGACGCGTTCGAGGTTGAGGACCTGAGCAAACACAACGCTCTGAGATCTGCTGCTTGGAGATTTGGGCAACGGCTCGGCGCGAAGTTCAAGGTACACAAGCGAGGCAACAAGATCATCGTCTTTAGGCAATCATGATGGATGGGTGGGTGCTGGAGCGGCAGACAGGCGACGCGGGGGTGAACTCCGCTATCGAGATCTCAAAGCGCATTAGTGCTAATTGAGACATGTCCGGGTTCGAGTCCCGGGGCCACCCGCAATTACGGATATCCCATGAAGCAGGAAAAGTCAGATGATCTGGTCGTCAGCCTTGGCGACATGAGCACGAGTTCTCCGGAGAAGGTCGATCTTGACGACGACTTCGAGGCGATGGTCGAAGATTTCATGGGGACATTCAACAACATCGTGATTCAGGGCATCACCCCGATGAAGGCGTTACTGGCATTCGCGTCAGCTTTCGCGCTCATCCTAGGCTGCTGCGTCAAAGCTGGCCTCAGACCATCGGTAGGCGGCAAGCTCATCGGCATGGTAGTCAAGAATGCGGATGCCAGCTCAAAAGCTGTCCGGGTCATCACCGACACGAGGAGGACTCAATGAAGTTCGATTTCACCAAGCGGTCCGCGCACATTGGAAAGATCAGTCTGCGTGAAGAACATCACGGGGAAGACAAGAAGCTTGCGGTTGACGTGCCGCTGCGCTTTGAGATCTCCATGCAGGAGTTCGACATGGTCGCTCCATGTCGTGGCGTGAAGCTGTCGAAAATCCTGTTCGACGATGGGGGGCGTCCAGTGACGCACCTGCTTTTCCCGCTGTCAGTCAACCGCAAGCCAGATCGCATAACCCTCACGATCTATACTCATCAGATCGAAGAGGAAAAGAGCAAGCTCGTCTTCAATGACGTGACGATCAAGGGAATTTTGATCGACATCAAGGAACGTGGAGCCATGATGTTGGAATGCAAAGCGCAGTTCCGCCCGACCGCGAAGGATCGAGAGCGCCTGATAGACTGTATGGGAGAGGCGCGACACTTCGAGTGCTTCGCTTCTCAGTCTGATCTGTTCCAGAAAGAAGAAGACGAAGAAGTACAGGAGCTAGGGGTGCATTGATGCACAAAATAAACCAGTACTACAGCTTGCCTCGGGACGAGCTTGCGAGCAAGGTAGAAGCTGAAGTGAAGTCTGCTATCGAGGACAGCAGCACTATCGGAATCTGGGTGTTCATCATGAGGAATGATGGAGACCATTCTTTCGATGTGCGCACTATTGGCTCCATCGATACGGAAAAGTTTGGCGGAGAATTCGTCCGCGTCGCTCAACTTCAGCTCATGCGAGACTGCGGCATGGAACAAATGGCGAACGCCATTGAGTCCATCCAAGAGGAGTCTGCGCAAGCCGCCTTGCAGAACGCCCCGACGACAGACACGACGCAGTGATCAGCGCTCGTCTGCGGACCGGATCTTGCGAATCTGCTGGGAGCACTTCTCCAGCGCGTCTTCCACCCGCCGAAGGTAGGCATCCAAATCCCGGAACAGAAAAGGCCCCTGCTGGGGCAGCGGCTGATCCACGCCGCACTCTTTCAACAGTTCCGCAGGCAGCTTGACCCGGACGGGGACCTCAATCTTCTCGGGCTCTGGACAGCTCTTTGGAGCGCTCGCGCATCCGCTCAGCCAGATCAGGGCAGGCAGCAGCAATGTCCATCTGGGCCAGTTCTCGGCATCCCGGCTGGCGGAAGATGATCTCTCTGTCTCTCGCGGCCGCATTGGCCCTCCTGTCGATTTCTATGACGGCAGCATTCAGGGCCTCGACCGAGACCTCGTTGAGCTTGGTGCCGACCTTGATGACTTCCATGCACTGATCATGCGCCGCCCGGAGAGCGGAGATCAGTGCCCGTCCTTGGGATCGCTCCGTGTCGCACGTCGCAAAGTCCCCCCGGGCAGTTTTCAGAGATTGGCTGGTAGCGGCCAGTTCGTCCTTCAGCCAGCCCACGCGGGCCGTCTGGAGGCTCAGGAGCCCAAGGAGCACCACCCCCAAGGCATGAGGCCAGAACTTCAGCAGCAAGGCTCCCATCAGTCCTCCAGCGCCCTCCACAGGGCATTACCGCCGCGACCTCTCCCGGGCTTCTTGGCCCTGAGATTATGCTTGACCAGCAGCCTGTGAAGATACTGCCGATTGATGCCAGTCAGACTCGCGGCACGAGACACGTTGTTGCCAGACGCCCTCAGAGCCTGCTCCAGATAAGCTCGGGTTGAATCAGCGCGCCATTGCTTGAATGGCTCTATCCGCAAGCTGCGGCCACGTTCTGCGTCGGAGACGTTGCCCACCACTTCACCGCATTTGGGTCTACGCGCTGGTAGTCGCGGCCGCGATAGCGGAACACCGTCGGAGGGATGCACTCGGTTCCGACCGGCACAAACCCCGCGACCGCACTGGAGCGAGAACCGTTAGACATAATACCGAAAGCGGGGGTCATGGTCACCCCGGTCACCACCTCGGCCACGGTCAGGACGGGAGGATTCGGCGGCGGAGGCGTCGTCACTGCCGAGACCGCGTTGCTCGCTGCGCTGCCACCGGCCGCCACTGCGACCACCCTGTACCAATGGGTCCCGACCGGCACCCCGGTTCTGGTGTACGACGTAGCCGTCCCGGACAGCGTGGCCAGCGTCGTCCACGGGCCATTGGCAGACGGCCCGGTCTCGACCCGCACCGCCGTCAATGGGCAGGCAGAAGCCGGGGAACCGTCCTGACAAGTCGTGGCGAATGTCCATGTCAGACGGTCTTCATTCCACGGAATCGTCTGAGCCAAAGACACCGCAGGGATCATGGCCAGAATGAACCACTTCAACCGTCTCATGTTCACTTCTCCTCGTCATGTTTCTGAAGGCTGGCGCTGCGACTGTTGTCTGAACGCCTGATCAGATCGGAAATCGAATTCGCGGCATATCCAACACCCCATGCCGCCGGAGCGTTCAGCGTCCCAGTCGTGATCAGGGCAATGAATGCTACCGTGTTGGTCATCAGCATCGTCATGGTCTCTGGCCAGAATTTGACCAGATACTCGATGTATCCAATCTGCGTGCCGTGCGTGTAGTAGGCGTCCCTGATCTGCTTGAAGATGCTGGTGAACGTTCCCAGCACCATCAGCGCGAAGCAAATCAGCGGATTCTCCAGCCAGATCTTCAGCTCTTCCGTCGTCATTTCGATCTCCTCAGTAGGACCATACAGTAGGACGCGGAGCATGTTCAGGCTCGCGCAGCATGTCCAAATGCAGGAATCGAGACGTGCCCTTTTGGTTGACGCCGATCCCTGTGAACCTCATCTCCATCGCAACCCTGAGAACATCCCATGCACGATGCCTCGAAACCCCAAGATCCACCGCAAGCCCGGTTGTATGAGGGCCATTCGGTCCAGTCGTGCTGACGCGCTGATTATGCTCTGGGCATCGGTATCCGCTGGTCACGACAATAGGGAAACCGCAGCGATGACGCAGCTCGTCGATCAGCAACATGAACGGATCGCTCATTTTGTTCTCGCCGCAGTGCTTGCATGCAAAATCGGCCTTCGTGAAATACCTCATAGCGAGTCCTTCTGTAATTCCGGGTGGCTTTCTATGAACGCGGTAATCTCACGCTCTTTGCGGGCTTTCTGCACTTTCAGCTCTTGAAGCCTCGCTTGCATGACGGGCGGAGGCTCTTGGCCTGCGCGAGTCATTTTGGCTATGTCCCTCTCTATCTCGTCTTTCTCTCGCTCAATAGCCGAAAGATGACGCTCCATCTCTTCCTTGATCAGTCGAGAATTGAGAGTCCTCAAAGATACGCTCAAATCTGCAACCGCTTTCTCAAATTCATTCTGCTTTTTCGAGATAGTTTCTACATTGCCTTGCACTGTGCTCAGATCTGGCCATATGAAGATGTAAAACCCCCACAACAAAGACCAGATCAAAAGGACAGAAATAGCCGTATGAGGGATGACTTTCATGTCGTCCACCAGTCCAGTGACAAACCTTTTGGCCAGTTGCTGGATCATGATTCTTCTCTAGCTGCCTCTTGCATGAAGAACTCTCTGGCGTACTTATCTGGCAGCGGAGGCAGCGATGCCAGCAGTTCCGCGGTGGACCCAAACCCATTTTCTCTCAATGATCTAGCCATCTGCGCACGGCTCTTCCCATAAATGATCGGCCCTAGTGTTCCAATCAGGTTTCTGCTGTTGCGCTCACCCATCATCGAGTCTTCAACCTCGTTCCATCGACGGTTGAACTCGATCATGATCTTCCTGATTTTTTCCTTCTCTGCCGCAATCCTTTCCTTTCTCTCTTTGGCAGGCATGTCAGGCCGCGCTTCGAGGCGACGGATCTCACGACGAGCTTCCCGAAGTTCTGTCGTCAGAGAACGACGCTTCCCACGAGTCGGCTGCGGCTCCGCATTCGACGGTTTCGGGACAGCAATCGACTCCTTGAGCTGCTTGAGTGTCCGTGATCGCCCGCGCTCCTCATCGGACCTACCAGTGGCAAAATTCGGGTACACCTCCCGAATCATGGTCACTGCGACCGGATACTTCCGAGAGACGTACTGAAGGCGCTTCTGACCTTCCTCTGTCTGAATGCCCAGCTCGTAGACCGCGTCGATTTCCTTCTTTGCACGGTCGATTTGCGTCAGGTGCTGGTAAAACGTCTCCTGCGTTTCCCTGTCCCCTATGCCGCCGACCACCTTGCGCATGAAAGCGATCTCTTTGGCCTCAAGCTCTTCTGGAGCAAGAGCCAACGTAGCCGGGACATTGATCGCGCTCTCCAAGAATCGGCCAAGCCCGCCAGTCGCGAACCCTACCCAGTGCTGAATCGTCGCCGGGCTCACGTCAATGGCCCCCGGCGTAATGTCGGTTCCACCGGTCTTCTCGTTGAGCCATGCCGCCACCTCGCGGTACGCAAGCGGAACAGAACGGTAGAACTTCTGGCTATCCGGGGACGGAGGCTGGCCCGGGTAGTCCTCCGGCATGAGCCGCCCGCCGTGCCACGCCCTGTTCTCAGAGATCTGCACGAATGGATCAGCCATCGTCGGCAACAGGAACTGAGACAACGTCGAGTAATCGCCAATAGGGCTGAACGCGCCAATGAAAGATCCGGCCATCAGCGCAGCCTCTTCCTGTGCGCTGTACCTGCGAACGTTGCCAATGAACGCATGGTCTACCAGCTTCCCAAGCGCGGTGCCGGAGTTATAAATCACGTTGAAACCATACGGCAGCGGGATCTTCAGGTAGCTGATCTTCTCGCCTGATTTCAGAGTGAAGCGCTGCTCGGGCGGCAACATGATGATGATGTTGCGCTCCTTGTCCACGCTCGAAATTTTGTCGTACAGGTTTTCCTTGTCGTCGTCTTCTCCGCCCAGCATACGGTTTAGGATGTCCATGCCGATGCCCAGCGCGACCATCCCGATCATGACTTTGCGAGCCTTGGGGTTTTTGGCGGCCGCAAACAGCCGCGCCGTGCCCTGTATGGCTGCGTTGTAGAACAGATACAGCGAGTTCAGGAACGTGCCAGCTTCGCCCTTGCGGTTGAAATTGACCGTCAGGTTCTTCGCGTACTCCGCCGCGCGCTGCTCACTGACACCTTTGCGCGTCAGGTTGACGAACGTCGAAAGGCGAATGGCATTCTCAATCGCAAGGTTCTCGGTCTCGATAAACTCGCCCACGGCACGAATGCCCTCGGCCGTCCACGAGATCACGTTGTCCGGCCCCATCATGCGCCTGAGCTTCGATTCGAGATCCACCGGGCTCTTGTACTGATCAATCCAGCCAACCTTGCCACCGGCGCGCTTGAAGCGTTGCCATTCCTGAGCCCACTCCGCGTTCTTGCCGCGCTCGCCACGGCGGATACCCCACCACGCGCTTCTCCAGTCCCGGATGATCGAGGTCTTGATGCCTTCGATGTCCTGCTCGTTCAGATTCACTAGAGCAGTCTGAAGGTCGCGCAGCGCATTCGTGACCGTGAATTCCGGGTTCAGCGACGTGTTCAGAGACGAGAGAACCCGGTTGACTCCGTGCATGAACCCCAAGATGGGGCCGACCTGATCCGGGCTCAGGTTCTTCAGCGCGGCAGCCAGACGGCGCATCTCAGGGTTCGTGTCGCTCAGGGTGATGTGATAAATCTTCCCGTCCTTCCGCACCCGGATGACGTTGTCCGCCAGCTTGTACTGAGGATTAATGCCTTTCCGCACAAGACCGGTTGTCTTGTCAACGTAGCGCATGTACTCGACTTCATCGACAGACCACAGCCTCGTTGACGGAGTGTTCTTGACGAACTCGTAGAACGCGCGACCCACCTTCGCCTTCTCGCTCAGGATGATCGTGGCGTGAGCTTGAGCGACGACGTTGGCAAGGATGTTGGCCGCCAAGGACGTGCGGCCAGTGCGAGCCTTGGTCAGCTTGGCCCCCGTGTCGTATCCCATGCCCTTGGACGGCAAGTTAAGGAACGCGGACACGTCCGGATCGTTGGCCATGTCCCTCCATCCCTTGAGCGGCACGTAGAACTGGTACGTCTTCTCCCATTCCTCAATGGTCGATGCGTCCTCAAGACCGTTCATCACCATCTGGTCACGAGTCCACTTGGTCATCTGGTCAACCATGCGGCCAATCTCGTGCAGCTTTTTGATGTCTCCCATCGACGAGAGCTTTGCCATGACGGCCATCGCATCCGCGTCACTCATGCCGGAGTTATACGTCGGGTCGCCGTCGTTGATCTTGAGAAGGTGAGCGTTGGCCTCCGGCGCATGGCGCGCATACAGGAAGTCCTCAACGTCTTCCCACTCGTAGCCAGAAGCCTTGATCGCCTTGACTAGCGGCTCGACGAATTGCTTCTCGTATTCAGCCACCTTGTTTTCAACGCGCCCGTGATACAGCGTCTGCTGTAGGTAAGCGTCCCAGTCGTCCGGGAGCTGCGTCATCTGGTGCCACGCTTTGGCCTCTTCCTGAGTCTTAAAGAGGTCAATGAACTTGTCCTGCATCTTGAACACAAGCCAGTTCCACGCGCGGGACAGTGAGCCGGGTTCGGCAACGTCAAAGTCGTTGGTCCCATTGATCACCGCGTTCTGCGCAGCCTTGGCCCTGCTGTACCACTTCGCAGAGAACAACAGCGGCATGGATTTTTTTGCTTGCTCTTCCGCTTCAGGAGTGAACTCGATACCGATCAAAATCGCGGCAGACTTATCTTCTTCTGAAATGTTAAGCCCACCCGGATCCTCGTGTTTTTCTATCTTAAAAAGCATCGGCGTGAGCTTGAGCTTCATCTTCTTGAGATAGTCATTCAGCATTATCGGGATGATCTCGTTGTAGATCACCATTGATCCGTGATGCCTATCGATATAATCCGAATTGAATGCCCTCGGCCACCAGACCTCTTCTTTTTCTGCCGGGGGGCTATCGGCATCAAACCCTTCCAAAACTCTTTTGGCCTCGGCAGCGCCAAGCCAGCCTTTAGCCCTTGATCTGGTAGTGATGATGCCGTTGACATCGCCTCCGGATTCATACCTTCCGCGCCAAATGAGAATGGGCTCGTCGTTGGCAAATTCCTTGGTCAGCTCACCTTTTTCTTTCCATTCTGCTGACTCAAACAAAGGCCAAAGGACACTGTCAACAACGTACTTGTCACCTTCCCGAATAATGCCAAACGGCTCTTTGTCTTCGTTAAAAACGATTGAGCCTTTCTTGAGTATTGCCGGTAGTGCGTTTTTGCCATGAACACAAGAGTTATTACGAGCTGCCATAAATGCTCGAATCGTTCCTTTCCAACGAACACCGTGAACTTCTCCATTGGAAATAGCGACGCCTCTTAATCCTTTTTCGGCAGCCTCCCTCAATGCCCATTGGAACGCTGCGATGGGCCACGTCCTTGCAAGCGGCGGTACAACGACTTTTGAAACATCTATTGGAACAGTGTGAAAAATGACGGACGTTTGTTCTGTAATTTCCAAACGCTCTTCTTTTACTTCGTTTGTTTTATTAATAAACAGAAGCGGGAATCTCGGCCTGCCATTTTTACCAGCAACATCAAGTTCCCGCATGTGAGCATCTTTCGCTAGCTTATGAATTTGTTCCGCAGTCGGCTTCATGCTCTCGGGCAAGAAATAAACTACAAAGTCATTTTTATAGATATCGCCCTCGATTGACTCACGGAAAACATCAGCAACCGCCCTGATGAAGTTAGCGTCAACCTTGCCATTTGCCGCGTGCCCCGGGACTCTAGAATTGACTCCAACACTGGCTAATCCAGAATGTTTCTCAACAATGTCAGCCAGCGCTATCAGTTTTTCGGAAGCGTCAGTGTTCCCATCATTAGCTTCATAGGCTTTGATGGCGTTATTGATTTCTCTGGCGACTTCAATGGCTTTTTCAAAGATCTCTCTGGCGCTACGGATCTCAGGAACATCTCTAGTCGCTTCGTTGTTCATGATGTATCGGTATTTTCTTACAAACTGATGACTATCATCTTTGCTAGCTAAGTCAATAACGCTGTAAACGTATTCAGGAGAGTCCCAAGCAATCGTGCCAAAAGATATGTACGGAATATGCCGTCCTTCAAGGACACGACGACGAACACCATGAAACCGCAAAGACGGAGGAAAGAACCAGCTTCCGTACTGGTCTGGCACTATTAGCGCCTTCATTTCTCTGTAATCTTGATGCTTCAGTTCAAGATTTTTCAGAAATTCTCTATCAGCTTGCCTGAGGGCTTCTTTCAGCCCATCGAGCGTTTCGCTTTCTAAGTTAAAAATGATAGAAGCGGCATTAATGTCAGCATCATATGGATGATTGGCGATCAAATCGTTGATAGAGCCTGAAAAAGATGGCGTACCAAAATAAGTGAGCAAGTGCTTCCTGTAGATCGGAAACTCTTTCTCCGAAACGAAGCTCTTATCTATAGCGTCGATGATTTCTTCAGACCTTTCTTCGACGTAGCTTCTTACGCGATTTAAGATCTTTGTTGCCGCGTTAATAACAATCCTTTTAGCTTCATCTGAGGTACGAGCGCGTGCAAGCTGTTTCTTGACATACTTGTGCCAATCAGACTGAAGCTCATCTAGGATAAGGAACTCCTTGCCGTCTTTACGCTCCGCCACGAAAGCCCGGATGTGAGCGAGGTAGTTCTTGTCGTCGTAATCCCAGTGCGCCGTTTCTCTGAAATCGGTCACGTAATCGGGCGGGTTCTCCCATACGAGCAGCTTCTCGTAGTAATTGCTCGTATCGCGCCCGACAAGCGGCATCGTGTACTCATACCACCTGAAATCACCTTCATCACGTTCGCCGGTTTCTGCGATGTATTCCTCGATTAGCGCTTCTGCATTTGAAAACCTATTTTTTGCACCAATACTTTCACCTTCTACAAATGCCTCGTACCGACTGTGACCGTCATATTCAATACGGACATCGTAATCAGTGTCGTAATATCTAGCAGTTCCGTACCAGACTTTGGCTTCGTCATGGTAATATGCGTCGTGCGCCATTGATTCGATATACGAATCGACCCAATCAAGATCGAAGTAATCTGCCACTTGTGCGGCATAGCCACTCTTAACGTCATCTGCCGTTAAAACTAAATCGCCTGACAATACCCCTTCCCAGTCCTCGTCAGAAACATCGAATGCATCTCGACCGATGCTTTCAGCTTCGTCAGCTTCGATGCCTGCTCTTACATGACGTTCCAGCCAATGTTTTGCTTTCTCTTCTCTGAGGTCAGAGTCTTTGCGCCACGTTTCTTTTGCTATCTCAAGATGATCATCGTAGGAGCGTAATTCTTCTGGACCAGAAAATTCCACCGATACACTGGATTCGCTTTCTTTCCGAGTCGCATCCGTTACGAACACCTTGGCACGTGTGTCCTCAAGGAATCTGATGATCGCTTGTTTTGGAACACGCCTGACCGGCAGCCCGTGCAGATCGCCAGAAGGGCTGATCATCTGATCCAGTTCGTATCTGAAGTCTGAAACCTCATTCAGCCATCTGCGTTTGTTGCTGAACGTGACTTTTGCTGGATTCTTGCGGTCTGGAAACATCTTGTTTACCAGATCTGTCATGACAGCAAGCTCTCTGTCCATGACTGTCTGGTAGTTCTCTTGATTCAGCTCCATCAAAACGTCATACGATTTGATGAAATCGCGAGCCATATGAATCTTTTCCAACCACGGATGCAGCTTTGGATCAATCATCCTCGGGGTCAGATCTGCTGCCGGGATGTATTGCACGAGTGAATAGGTATCAAGATTTCCCAGCCACTCAAACACGCCGGTCCACTTGATCTCATCCATGCGGATCTCGCCCGTGCCAATCGTCTTTCTGCGCTTGTCAGAAAGGTCGGTGTACGGGATGGACAGCTTGCTCTCGATGATCCGAATCCACTCTCGCGGAGAGGCTTCTTTTTGAACCCTCTCGCTGGAGAGTGCCTCAATCATTGGGCTGTGCCAGATGGGTACGCCTGACCTCGAATACAGCGGCCGGTCCTTAAGGCCCTCAAGGTACCGCCGCGCGAAGCTGTCACTCCACGGAGACCCCGTGTACAGGTTCCAGTGAGAATTGCGGATCAGCTCTGCGATTCGCTTGTCGCTGAAGTGCTTGCGGATGCCAAGGGCATCGAGCGCTTTGTACGCAAGCTCAACCAGCCGCTGCCAGATCGAGAAATCCTCCTTCGGCATCGGCTCGCCACGCAGGACGAAGCCCGCCATGTCGGCCATGTACTCTTCCGCTACCAGCCGCTGCTCTGTGAGCGTCTTAAAAGGGAGCCCCTTCCTGTCGGCCAGTCTGCGAAGCGCAGGATTCCGATCCTTGATCACCCCATCGAGGAACGCATCGAACTCAGCGGGCGTGGCAGCGAACAGCTCTCGCAAGCCGTAGTGGACCACCAGCTCGTGCATGATCGTGTCGAATGCGTCTGTCTCGGACTCGATGTTTTCTGCGATCAGGTAGATCGCCTCTCCATCGAACACGCCTTTGGGATCCTTGACGCCCTGCTCGCGCATCGCCTTGATAATTGGACGCGGCAGCTCGCTATCCGTCTGGACCACCTTAATGTTCGGCTGGCGCAGAGAAGCGGTTGACTTCATGACCACGCGTTCCACGTCGCCAACCGACATGCCCTTCCCAGTCCACCTCTGAGGTTGCAAGGCAGGTTTCGCCTTGCTGAACAGGGGAAGGCCTCCAAGTGCGGCTTCGCGCATCTGGGGCGTGACTTCAAACGCCCATCCGTCACCCAGCTCCGGTTCCTCTGCCTCTGAGATCTTGACGACAGATGACCCAAACTTCCGGACCAGCTTGTTGACAGACTCGACAAGGACCTTGTCGTAGAACTGAACCATGCCGCGAGCAGACTTGCTCAGTTCGTCTTTGTCTAGGACGCCCTCATCATATTTGAATATCTTTCTTGCATTAGGTGCCCCAACCACGTCGTCCAATTTCATTCCGACCGCTTCCGGGAGATGGGGGCTTTTCACGACCCGGCCCCACATGTCGACTCTCATCATGATCGGGTCATTGTTAGGCGATGGACGAGTGATGTAGACAGCCTTGATGCCGTCTCCAACATGCTCCCATGAAATGGAATCTACTGCGGTTGCGAGGTTGTATCGCGCTGATTGAACCTCACCGTCAGACCACGCGATGCGATCAAAGCCGTTTTCTGCGGCGTACATCGCCATGCGCTTGATCACCAGCTCAGGCCAAGTAGCCCGGAACGGCGCTGGCGGGACCATTGAGTTTAATTTCTCAAACTCTGTGGCAGCCTTTTCTTTTGCGGCCAAAAATCTCTCAATAGCCGCAACATCCTCATCAGACTTAAATGTCCATCGCTGTTTCCAGTTTTTGCCAGAAATCAAGATCTCGTTTAGCGCACGATCCAATGTATAGAAACCAAGATTGTCGTTTCTAACAATTGCTATCTCCGCAGCAACCTTGGCATCAGCAAGTTTTGCTCTAGCAGCATTTAGCGCATCCTCGCTATTCTGCTTCCGATACCCGTACTGCCTCCCCTTCTGATGCCAGTCAGATTGAACCTCGTGCAGCAAAAGCGTGCGAGTGCCATTCTCGTCAATTCGCTCGTCAAAGCGAACGTGGGCCAAAATGTTTGGAGTGTTTTTGTAATGCGGGCTGGCAAATAGAGCCATGCGATGCTTCCATTTCAGTACCAGCTCTGTGTATTTCTTACCGCCCGGGCGAGACCATATTCTGTATTTATCTCCCTCCTCAGCCTCAGTGACCACGACTTGCCTTGCACGAGCAAAATCTACGATCTGCTCTTTCGTGTAGGTTGAGTTCGGGTCAATGTCCGCAGAGATGTCGGTCCAGTCGATCTCCTCCTGCTTCACGCCTTTCGTGGTCAGGTTGTTGATGATCCCAAGCCACTGCGCGCCACTGGCGGATTTCTGATTAGACGCTTCAAGCGCACTGACCAGAGCCGACTTGAAATTGGCAGAGAACAGGATGTTCTTAGACGTTGGATCAAACGTGCCTCTGTTTCCAAAGGCCGCCTTGACCTGCGTCGGCTCGAACGGAATCCACACCGCATGCTTGGACTCCGTCCCAGCGAACTTCCCTCCGGTGTCCTTGATCCCGTCGAATCCCTGACGCTTCAGCTCCTCGGTCACCCAGTCCGGGATGCTGGTCCATGCATGCGTCGTGTTCCGCTCCTGATCGACCTTCAGGATCTGCACGAAGTCTTCCGGGTTCATGGCCCGCTTGTGCCACGGATCCCCCATCGCTTTGTAACGCTGCCTCGTACGCTTGGAAGCAGCCTCGATCCCGGCAATGATTTCAGGCGTGATCTTCGATGTATCCAGAGGATTCTGGATCGACATGAACACCGGCACAACGGCTGGGGCGTCTTTCGCCCCCGGTGGCTCGTAGACCACTCCCTTCATCGGGACGCCAGACAGGCGCAGCACGTCCATGAACAGCTCTTCCGTGCCGAAGAGTGTTGACGACAGCCAGACATCGGCGGCCGCTAGGATGCCGTTGCCGTTACTCGCGCGCATCGAGCGCTCGAACGTCTCGCGCGGGATATAACCGCCTTCAGGATCTTCCGCAATGCGGAATCCTTTTTCCCCCTCTGGCGCGTCAATCTTCCTGAGCCTCAGCATTTTGTCGATGAAGCTCTTCCGCTCCTCCGGTGTCATCCGGTACCAAAGCCAGCCAACCGGGTAAGGCTTCTGTTTCCCACCGGGGTACACGACGAACCAGTCTTGGAACGGCGGAATCTCCGTAATGGATGTATCGTCTTTCTCGGTCGCGTATTTGCTGGCGACCTTGGGATCATCCGTGAAGAACGCCATCGGGCCTGACGTGGCCCGGGACTTGCGGAACTGAGAACCGACTCGATCCGGGCGCTTCGTCCCGTGAAATACCATCAGCGGAGCGCCAGTCTCCGGATCGACTACCTTCGAGTCGCCAAACCACTCGCTGAAGAAACGAGAACGCTCGATGCTGCCGGGTGGGAAGGTGCGCTTCTGCCGTTTCTTCCCGGCAGGCTCTTCCTTCTGCCTAGACGCTGAGAAATAGATGTTCCGGCTGCGCTTGTTTGGAGCCTCGTTCGACGTGCTCTTGATTTGCTCCGGGAACCACGCAACCCAATGGACACGGGTACCATCGCCGCCGCCCACTTTCGCGGTGACGCCGTCGTACCCCAACACGCTTTTTACGGCCTTGAAGAACGAAGCGGGGTCGTCGCTATAGAAGTCGTTCGCGATAGTCTGTAACTGCTTCAGGATGTTGATCTGCTTTCCAGCATATTCCTTGCTGGCTTCTAGCAAGACCTTCCCAAAGCCCTCGTATTCGACATCGCCCCAATTGCTCAGCGAGTCTTCTAGGTCAGGAGCATCCTCGATGATGCGACGAACCTGTGAAATGCTCAGGTTGCCAATCTTGTCCGCATCCAGAGGCTTCTTGATCGCAAGGTAGACTTCGTGAACCGTGTGGTCGTCAGTGCCTCCCAGCTTTTCTTCTCCGGTACGATTGGTCTTCTCCTGATACCCGCGAGCTTCATTCACGTCCGTTGTGAAGTAGAAGCCCGGACCAAGCTGATCGTTACCTTTCCCGGTGAACTCGTACTTGAACTCACGGATGTCTGTTCCAGACCCGTGATAGACCGGCAGCGGCTTGCCGTCCTTGTCTTTGACTTTGGACCCTCTGAAAAACTCCTTGAACATCGGCGTGTTCGTATTTGCGCGCTGTGGCTCCAAGGGTTCATCGCCCTTGTAAACCGCAGAGAATCTGACGGTGTCGCGCTTCAGAGGAGCTTTGGTATCGCCGTTCTGCGCCCAATCGCGGAACTCCTCGACCGTCATCTCGGTGACGGCACCCATGCCCTTCCACCCTTTCGGGTAGTTACTCTGGTAGGCAGCCTTGGCCTGTTCGATGTTGTTGAACCCTATCAGCGCCTTGTGCTCATCGAAGGTTCCATCGCTCTTCATCTGGTCAACGACGAACACCTTCTTGGACTCCGGATTCGGCCCGATGTAGACATCAACCTGATCCCCGTCCGCGCCCTCGGTGCGCTTGACGTAGCCGTAGTCGTAGGGCATTTCGCGCTCCCACGACTGGCCACTTTCATCAGTGCCACGGCGAACCGATCCCTTGGGGTTCTCAATCGCGATGTCCATGCCCGCGATCTTCACCGTCCCCTTCTGGTAGTTACCGGCCCGCTTCTGTGCTTCTGTGGGCTCGACGTTCACCGTGACCGGCTGTCCGGCCGCCTTCGCCTCCATCGTCTTCTTCTCGGCCGCTCTGGCGGTCAGCCCGGCAGCCAGCCGCCGCCGACCCTCCGGCAGCAACCTCGGGACGTTCGTCTCGTTGCGGATGACGAGCTTCTGCTTCTCCAGTCTGGCCACCTGCTCGGGCGTCGCCTTGCCGTCCTGAACCGCTTTGAGATCGTCAATGAGCGCGTCAGGAGCCATGGAGACGGTCTTTGGGCGGACTTCAGCTTTGGGGGCAGTAGAGGCCGTCTCCATCGCCTCAGGGGTTGGCGGGGCTTGCGGCTTCGGAGCCGGGGCCATTTCTGGCTGGGGAGCCGGGGCCGTCTCCTCCCTTGGAGGCGGCGGCATCGGCCGCGTGCCAGCCGAAAGTTCCCCCGGAGGAGGCGACGAGGGAGGAGGACCGGAGTCCAGCCGGGATGTCCGGGGTAACTCTGGAGCCTCGCCACCATCCTCCGAGGGAGCCCGTCCCAAAGAACCGATGGTCTCGGTGACGGACGCCACGCCAGAGCCCATCACCGTACCCACCACATTCGCACGAGCCAGCCGGTTGAGCGCTTCCGGCAGAGGGGTGTTCTTTTCCAGCACGCCCGCCTCGATGCCGATGTTGAGCGCTTCGGTCAGCGTCTCGGACATGCCTTCCAAGAGGCCGGTCGTCGCGATCCTGTACCCAGCGGACTCCACGTACTTGCCAAGGATGTCGCTCATCAGACGCTTGCCGCGCGCTGATTTGGCCAGCACTTCAAGCACCGGAGTCTCTGGCGCAACCTCTGCCAGACCCACCAGCAACGCATAGGCATCACGCTTGGCAGGGCTTAGGCCCATGTCCTCGGCGTCCGCATAAGCGGCCGGAGCCGTCGTCAAGAACAGCGTGCCGAGACCCGCTGCGGGGCCGCCTACAACGCGACCCAACACAGAAGCCACCATTTCCGGAGCGCTGGAGATGGCGTCGAACAGGATGGACTTGCGATCCCATTCCTTCAGGTTCGGCGCAAACGCCTCCATCGTCTGCGAGGCCAAACGAGCACGTTCTTTGCCCTTCTCGCGCAGCTCCTTCCCTTCTCGGAGCTGACGAACCGCTTCGACGTAGATCTTGTTTGCCTTGACCGGATCGAACGTGAGCTTGCTCGGATCGTTCGGATCCTGCTTCGTGAACATCGTCCAGTCGCGCGCAAAGACATCCGGGCGAACCCCGGCGCGCTGGGCGTACTCGATAACATCAGGATGCTCGGTGATGTCGATCCCCTGCTGCTGAGCTTCCTGCACCGCGCGAGGCAGGACGGTCGCCTGCCATAGCCTGAGCTTGCCCTTGCTCTCGCCAGAGTAGCCGATGCGCTGCTCAAGCCCGGCAACATTCCGCTGCGCACGGCCGACCATTGTGGTCGGCAGCGCGCTGAGGGTTTCCCCGAGGGTCGAGTCGCGGCCACGGTAGCCCGTCACCGTCACCTCTTGCGCGATGCCGATGCGCGGCCCCTGCGGACCCTTGCGCTCGATGGCGCGATCAGCTTCGTCCATCATTTGCTGCTGCGGCGTGATGCCTCCAGCAGCCAAAGCACTACCTTCGGCCCAGCGCTTGCCAGCCTCAGTAAGCGCTCCCTTCATCGCTTGAGCCGTCCTCTCAAAGACGCTCTGCGGCTCAATGGTGGGCTGCGGGGTTCCTACCGCCCGACGTGACAACGGCCCGCGAGGGGCAGGTGGAGGCTCAAGGTAGGAAAACGACGGTTTCTTTTCCTGCTCGTCGTCGTAGTACGTGAACGGCATCAATCAACCCTCGCTCTACGCCCGCCAATGATGACCTCATCACCACTGACGATCTCGCCGCGATCCAGAGCGCTTTGAGCTTCCGCTTCAGTCGCAAATTCCATGATCTTCGACGACGGCCTGCGATCCCTGCCAGCACTGAAACGAGCCCTGCGCTCATCAGCAATCCTGTTGCGGTAGGCGTTGACTTGCTCAGGCGTCATGTCACGGAACAGGTCGGCATTCGCGCGAATGAAATCGTCCGCGCTTCGCTCCGCATCCCTGACAGGATCTTCTTGCCTGCCACGCTCGCTTGCGAATTCCAGCGCCTGCTTTTTCACACGATTAAGCTGAGCGCCAGTAAGCGGTTTGCCAGTCTTCGGATCCACGCCGTAGACAGCCATGAATTGGTTGTACCGGTACTCGGTCTCGAACTTCGGGCCGCTCATGTCAGCACGCTGGTCTGCCTTCAATGGCTCTCCAGTCTCTGGGTCTCGCATCAACATCAGCGATCCATCACTCCGGTACAGGTACATCTTCCCGTCCTTCGTAGTGATTTCGCCTTTGATGCCAGCCTCTCGTTCCTTCGCAATCGCATCAATCGCAGAATCAGCAAGAGCGCCTTTTGCCTTAGCGCGGCCTGCCTCGATTTCCAACGCAGATCTGTCGTAGGCGCGAATGTCAGCCTGTTTCGCAGCCTTCATGTCTCGGTAGCTTCGGAGCGTAGTAATGCCCGCAGCGCCGATGGCCCCTCCGATGTCTCCGCCATACGCTTGGCCAGAAGAATTCGCCATGAGGTTCAGACCAAACTCCATCAAGAGCATGGCCTTTTCTTCACGACTGAGCTTGTCAGTAGGGCGTGTCCCAAGCTGAGCCATCATGTTGTCGTAGGCTTCATCAATCGTGACGCCAGCCTCTGCAAGCGTTTGTTCTAGCTTGCCGACCTCCGCTTGGCGCACCTGCGCTGGGGCCTCTTTGAACACATCACGGAAAGTTACGCCTTCTTTCTGTGACGATTCCTTAATGACCCGCTCGTGCTGCTCGATAGGCTTGATCGGCTCTGGACCCACAGGAGGCTCAATGACCTGAGCCGTTCGCTGCGGACGCATCAAAACGGACTGCTGAGGCTGTACCCGACCCTGCTCCTGCAACGGATATCCAACCGACGGACGCTGAAGCAGCGAAGCCAGACGGGTACCGTAACCCTGCATGTATTGGGAAAGTGCTGAAGGCATGTTGTTACCCTTACCTATAGCGACCAAGGGCCTGCGACATCGACACGCCAGAATCTCTGTGACCCATCAACGCCGTCAAAGAAGGGGCCACGGCAGCTTCAGCCAGAGAGGGCGCGGCTACTGCGGCCGCTTTCCCTAAGCCAGCCAAACCCAAAGATGCGCCTCCAGTGAAGTAGGCAGTAGCGACCGTGGCGGCAGCGCCTAATATTTGGCCCAACGCGCCGCCCTTCTCTCTCGTCGTGTCGGTCTGCGTCGATGACGCTGGAACCCTCAACGACTCAATAAGAGGCCCAAGGTTTCGGATGTTCCAGTCACGGTTCTCGATGAACTGCTGGTAATCGAAATCGAGCTTGGCCTGCTCCAGAACGCGGGATAGGCCGCCCGTCGCCATCAGATCCTGAATCTGCGCGGAGTTCATCCGAGAGATGTCGCCGCCCACCCTCGCATATGCGTCTGCGGCGCGCAGCTTCCTCTCTTCATCCCTGAAGAACATCTCCTGAGCGTTGGCCCATGCGTCGTAGTTGGCCTTGCTCGTGATGTCCCCAACCGTCTCCAGATAGTTCTTGTCGAGCTGACTTTCGAGGAGCGATTGGCGATCACCGCCGAAAGCGTTCACCTTGGCGGCGTTGTTCCTGAGCTGGGTGCGTCTGGCGTCAAATGCTTCGCCAGTTTTCCGCAAAGCCGGGTTGAGAACGTTCTCCAGATAAGGGTTCATGTACTCCCTGACTCGATCTCCGCTGTACGCCTGCATCGAGTCAAGCTGAGCACCAGCCCTATCCAAATACGAACGCGCCTCGGATCCGCCTTGCTGGGCGAGACCCAAGGCGGTCTGCTCGTTCTCACTGAGCCCAGCTACCCGCTGGCCGCCGTAGGCTTGATACGGCTGGGATCCAATCTGCCTGCCAAGCGCGACGGCCTGCTGAGAGCCAGCTTCCAGCCAAGGAGCTATCTCAGTCCGGCGGGTCGTGGTTGTTTTCTTGCTGCCCATTCTTTGGCGTCCTCATGTAGTTCCCACCCATGTAGGTGTAACCATGACGACGCGCGAAGAACTCATCGAGCTCTCTGGGCTGCGACGCATTGATCCCGAATAGCATCGGGACCTGCTGCGAATCGCAGAACAGCTCAGCCTCTCGAAGCAGCAAAGCGGCGGCCCCGCGAGACCGGAAGGATGGCACTACGTAGTACCACTCTTCAGCCATCGCTACGTCGTCACTCCAAGGCTCCTTGAAGGGCGTCAGAGCAAGAACACCCACAATTCGCCCGGAGATCTCGGCAACGGCCACAAAGGACATGCCCAACGTTTGCACCACGTACTGCATGGCCTTCTGATCGTTCACTCGGGCGAACTGAACAGCCCCGGTTTCCTCCCAGCACTGTTTCAGCAGGCGCACGATGTTAGCGGCGTCTAGCGGCGCGGCTGGCCGGATTTTAAGACGCTGGCTCTGCTCTGTCATGTCGGCCGCTCATTTGCGCTTCCGGCGCTTCGTGGGCTGGCTCCGGGCAGCTTCATTATCGGCCGGTTGCTCAGCGACCTTCTTGGTCATGGTCGCAACCAGATCCTGCGTCACGTTCATGTAGTGACGCCCCGCAAACATTTGTGTTTCTTGAGATTTTTGGACCCACGGATCCCCAATGGTCCCGGTAATGACCATCTCGAAATCGCATTTCAGGTCGTACAAACCATGAGTCAGGCGGTTGGCATCCCGGAACGGCTTCTGGAAGTAGAAGAATGACTCGGGAGCCACAGGCGGCCACTCGTGGGTGAAGTCCTGCACCGCACGAGCACTGTTGTAGGCCGGGACAATCACCGTGACCTTGGCACCCGGCTTCAAAATCCGATACACCTCGTCCATGAACTTCCCGCGTAGCTTCCCCGGAATGTGCTCGAAAACGTGGGAGCACCACGCCTCATCCACCGAGTTTGACTTGATCGGCCAAGGGAATTTCGTCAGATCATGAACGATGTCCGCGCCGTCATAAATGTCGATCCCAGTGAACCGCTCATTCGTCTGCGGATCAACATAGGGATTCTGTCCACAACCGATATCCAGTTTCATTTGGTCCTCCTCGTAGTAGCGCAAGATTGATGCGGAGCGGTTGCGCATGCCGCTCGGCAGTGCAAGCCTTGATACGGCTTACCAGACAATGTCGTTCTCGTGGTCGTAATGACCCACCTTGATGCGGGTGTCGCACGCGAATCTGAATCCATGCTTGCGAGCGCGCTCATAAAAGTACAAGTCTTGAGTATACGAGCGCGACCCAGTCGCAGGATCCCATCGCTGCTCCGTCACAAACCAAGGCTTCGGCACCTTCTTGAACATGGACATCTTGAAAAGGTTGAATCCCATGCCAAGACCATACGCTTCGTGAAGCTGCTCCAGCTTCGGCTTCTGCGGACGGAAATTGAGCTGCGGGTCTGTCACGTCCCCGTAGATCATCGGCTGCCCTAGTTCACCCTTCGTCCAGTACAAAGCGCCCACCACGTCATACTTGGTCATCCCCTCATACAGCTTGAGAAGAGCGTCTGGCGGAGGCAGGCAATCATCCTCCCAAGTCAGCATGTATTTGAACTTGGGCAGCGCGTTCTGAATCCACTCCACTGCTTGATTGTAAGCAACACCTACCTCCATGCCGGACATGAAGATCGGACCAACAACCTGTTGGTTCATCGGCCGCATGAGGTTCATCAAGCTATTGACCCAACGCGGGGAGATGCTTTTCCCTCCCCTTGTAGGAACGACGATAACCGTTGAAAGGTCTCTTGCTGTCTGACCGGCCTCAAGCCTGCTTAACGCATTCTCAAGGTCAGAGTTATGCCTGCCCTCAACGTTGCTCGGCAAAATGATCTGCGGTCTCACAATACCCTCCTCTCATACCCTACGCAGTAATCCAAGCTATAGAAGGAAGCCCGCCGCTAACGTTCGGATTATCCCCAGTATCGCTGGGGACCGTGCCGTTAACGGTTAGTGTACCGGCTGTATCACTGCCGTCAGGCGTCCAGACGTTTGTAAGCGAGTCGTCCGTCAGCGGGTAGTAATACCACCGAGCCGTGGCACTAAGGTCGTTGGGGTTACCACCATCTTCAAGCGCTTGACACTCGGAGTCCGAGAGCCGACGAGTGAATGCAAAAACGTGCGCAATTTTGCCGCCGTAAGCGTCAAGGAACTCACCGCTTCCGATGCGCAGTGTGGTGACGTTTGCCGCCGACATTGCCGTATACGTGTCGGTGTCGCCAGTCTGAACTCCGTTAAAGCGAATGTCGATGGTGGTTGCACTTAGTCTGCCGATCAGAAGAATCCATTGGTTCTTTGCCTCTACGTTCGTACTTTGGGC